TGCCCACACCCACTAATCGCCTGGATGCGCTCATCGAAGAAGTCTTCAAGCTTCGTGACGTCGCGAAGGCTGTCAGTATCGCGGCCGAACAAATCATCTTCGACCTCGAACGACTCCGTCCAAGCATCGACTCATCTCAGCCCGGAGTCGTCGACCGGCAGCTGGACCAGGTCGCGGCTGGCGTTCGTGCCATTCACTTCAGCATGAAGCAGCTTGGTTCCGCCCGACGGGATGCGTCATGAACCAACCGCTTCCGCTCGATCAGCTGAAGATGCTGCAGGAACTCACCAAAGACGCGCACTCCATGGCCGAGACGATCGACGAACTCAGCCGAACAAATCCATTACTCAGCACCGTCTTGCTCGCAGCGATGGACGTGTATCTCGAAGCCATTCGTGAACACATCAGCTACACGATCGGAGTACCTACATGAAAGACGCCCTCTTCAAGTGGAGCGACGAGGTCCACGCGAGCGCCGAAGAAGCTGCGAGCCTTCGCGTCGAGATTGACGACCTCACGCGCGATATCGACGATCTCGTGGCACAGATTCGCGACCTCGGAACGGTCGAGTTCTCCGATGACGTGGAGGACTACGAGATCCTCACCAAGGCCCAACAGCTGTGGAGTGCCGTCTCCGGCGGGGTCGCTGAAATCCGCTCCCATATCGACGATGCTCGCTCATCCATCCGCGACACCCGTCGAGTCGTGGACTTCTACGGATAGGAGCAGCCATGGATCTACAGGAGATCGCGAACGAGGTAGATAAGGCCGGCGACCAGCTAATCCGATTCGGCATGAAACTGCTCGATGAAGGCCGACGCCTTGAATCCATTGCCAACGACATCCGGTACGAGCGACTTCACCCGACCACGCTCGGCGGCACGATCAACGACGTTCGCTCACTCGCTCGTGATGCTGAGTGCGAGATCGATGATGCCGCGTCAATCATTGCTCGCGTGCCGTACGGCGACGTTTCGTACGGCTGACTCGGAAGACCCTAAAGCCCCGCACCATACGTACAGGTGCGGGGCTTTAGTGGGGTAGTGATGGCGCTTATGGCTTACTCTCCCCTACCCTCGTGAGTCACCTTCAAATCCACTATTCAAGGGGTTAGTGGGGTGCGGTGGGGTCATTGCAGAGCGGGGCAGGGGAGTCGGTGTTCTACTTTTGTTCTTAGCTTGCCTTGCCCTTGTGCGCCTCGTCATAAGCGTCCTGGATGTCCTTGGCGATGCGTCCCCTCGCACTCACCTCGTATCCGTTCTTCTGCGCCCACTCGCGAATGTTAGCGAGCTCTTCCTTGGGTCGACCTGACGCCGTACTCTTGCGTTGGCCGCTTCCAGTGGGGCGACCGCGCTTCGGCGTCGTTACCTCAGCGGCTGCAGCAATCCACTTCTCAAGGTCGCTACGGAACTTATCGGCATTATCGGGTCGAAGGTCGATTCGGTAGTCCTTACCATCCACAGAGAACTCAATCGTCTGAGCGAGGCCTTCCTCGATCTCCTTACCATCAAAATCGTCGTAGTACTCGGTAACAGTCACGACCTTTTTTGCCATTACAGGCTCCCATCCATGTGAACAAACTTTGTGCTCACATTAGCATAAGAGCCTTGAAGGCTCTGTACAAGCAACTTGTTCATTCAGTGCGTCATTGGACACAAAAAGAGCGCCTGGTATGTCAGGCGCTCCGATAGGTACTAAATACGCGTTGTTCTGCTGGGTTTACGATTCGGACTTCTTCATGTAGCCCGCACCGAACGCGATGATGGCCGTGATTGCCGCGGCGACTTCAGCCGGCATGTCGATGCCCGCAAGACCTGCGACCCAGATCAACACGATGGCGATCGACCCTGCGATACCAGTCGCTGCGACCTTCGCGGTTGGTTTTGCCGTTGCTTGTGAATACGTGTGGCTCATATGATCCTCCTTACTTGTTTCCTGGTAGGTACTTACTGATGAACTGGCCGATGCGACGAAGCACGGTCTCGCCGGCTTGCTTGTCGGCTTCAGCCTGGGCTAGCAGTTCTGCGTTCTTCAGGCGCGCTGCGTCGGCTTCGAGGCGGGCCTTCTCAGCGTTCGCGAGTGCATCTTCAGCGCTCTTCGAGAGTGTGTCTAGCTCACTCTGCAAGGACTTAATCTGCTCATCACTTGGCCGCTTGCTTAAGACTGCGACTTGGTCCTGAAGACGGTAGATTTGCTCTGCCCATCTATCTTGCACAGCGACACGGCCGACTTCCTGCCAGTTCTGCGCGACGTTCGCTTCAGGATCATCCGACAGTAGTTCCACGACCTGCAAGTCCGTCTTTCCAACAATATGTTGTCGGAACTCTTCTCGTGTTAGTTCTCGGCCTCGCACTTGCATCGCAAGCCGCACGCCGTAGCGCCAGTAGTAATTGTCTGCGTCTGGGATTGGCATATCACCTCCTTCATCTTTTGTTACTCGTGTCCCTGAAATGTCTTCACTCCAACCGACATAGGTCATCCCGCCACCGAATGCACGGGCGAGGTCGTCAACTGACGCGAACCAGGCGCGACCATGTCCGGTGAGGGGCGATGACCATATCTTGCCGTCCGGCATACGTACTGCTGCGTGTCCGTATCGTTGCGTGCGCCAGATTCCGTCAGTCCACTTGACCGTCCCCGTCCAATCGAACCAAACCGGTACAGCTACGCCTTCTGGAAAGTTGCGGTCACGGTGTTTATACTGCGCCGCTTCCCATGCATCCCACGCATTCGTCCCGGATGTGAAGTTGTTGAAGGCGCGTTTTGCGTACTGCAGACAGAGCCCTGCGGTTTCATTGATTGCTACGTTCGGTTGAACCAATTGTTTCCAAGCCATATCACCCCCTTAAATCCACCGGCTCACTACACGGAGCGAGTGGTGGCACTTGATAAATGTTGCGGAATGCTGTGACCGGCTCGTCTTCATAGCGCCATGCCACATACTGGGCATCCACAAGCCCCCCACTGCGAAGAACGCAGGCAATTACCGGCGTCCGTCCGCTTTCGCCGGGGAGTCCATCTTCCCCATCCGCTCCAGCCGGCCCGGTGCATCCGAACTCAGCGCAGTATGCAGTCACCTGTTGCTGGATCTGCGCATCTGTAACTGGTGCAGCGTCTCTACCGTCGCGTCCTGCAACGCCCGAAGCTCCGTCTTTACCGGATGCTCCGGCTTCTCCCCGGCACTCGTTCTCCGCGCAGTAGCGAGTCACCGCGGCATAGACCACTGAGGCACTTGGTGCCTTGCCTTCACAGAGCCCGCTTTGAGCACAGTAATCAGCAACGGCTTGCCGGACTTCCTGTGGACTCGGGCGGTCGCCCTTATCGCCCTTTGGCCCCTGCGCGCCCGGCTCTCCCTTGACCGGCGTCGTGGGCGTGATCGTTACCGGGTCACGGTCTTGCTCGAGTGCCTTGTTTGTCACGTAGACATTGCCCCAGATGACGCTAACGATGAGTGTCGCTACGGCTACCCCTAATCCAGTTCGGACTAAAGCTTTACGCGACACCTTCATAGCGTCTTCACTCCATTGATAAGGAGCTGGTACAGCGTGGCAAGGAACATCACCCCCATGCCGCCAGCCACCCACCAGAAGAACCTACGGATCGGCTCGTGGGGAGACAGTCGGATGGTGAGCTCGTCCTTCTTCACGTAGTTGGTCTTGAGATCATCGAGCTGCTTCTGGAAGTCGCGCTCGATCTTCTCCGTCGCCTCCCGCTGATTCTTGATGGACTCTTTCAGCAGAGACTTGATCTCCGCACTATCTTTCGCCGCCTGCTCACGGTCAAGCTGCCGGTCTTTGGCCGACTGTTCTACGAACCGAACGAAAGCATCGTTGACTGCCTCTAGTTCGTAGCGTTTGACTGGAGATTCGCGGTCTGGCATCGCCTACCACCCAATAGCGATATAACTTAGTCGTATCGCTCCTGATGCTACCGGATACGACTTAAAGCCAAAACTGGTTTGCGTGCAGTTGGCAATCGACACGGAACCATTAAAGGCGCCGGCATCATTACTATTAGCGGATACAAAAAAACACCCGTTCGGAAAAGCCACATTGAAGTTCGCGTTCCCATCCCCAAAACCATCCCTCGTGGCGACAGTCGTACCCGTCTGGATAAAAAACTGCCCGGATTGCGCTGATGGCGGACTTCCTACAGCGCCTGCAATAGGTGTCCGTGCATAGATGTGCACACCATCCATCTTTACGGGTTTAATGGCGCCATTTTGAACTGCCGCAGTATTGACCGAATTTGCAGACAAGCCACCACTTGGGACATTGGCTGCGACTGCCTTAGCCAACCCCGCCACCGTCGTCTTCTTATCCACCCCAGCAGATATGTCACGAAGCGGCAGGATGTCGTTCGCATCAGCGATAGGTAGTAAGTCTTGGTCGGTAAACTGTTTTGCCATATGTAATTGTTCCTCTTAGTTCGTAATATAACAGACCCTTAGCTTGGTGAAGTAGGGATCTTCTCGAATTGCTCGTTCAACAGGGTCTCCTGAATATCCGCCACGATTCTCTGCTGGCTATCGAGCACTCCCCCAAGCTGCACGGTCACTTTTCGCGGCGTGTAGCTCAGGCTCACGATCTGCAGGACCAGGCCGTCGATGAAGTTGTCGAAGTTCCGAAAGCCCACCATCTGCCCAAGCTGGATCGTCTCGATGTCATAGGCACCGCTGCTCACCTCAAGGGTGGTGGTGTAGATCGGCTGGCTGTAGAGGCTCATCATCTTCTGGGCGTAGCGCTGTGCCGTGGCCTCCAATGTGATGCGCCGGTCGGTGATGCGGTGCACCTTCCGGCCCCACTGCATCACGCTCGTGATATCGATGTACTCCTTATACAGCTGTGGGCCACCGGGACTCGTCTCCCCGCCGATCACGTGCACCACGTTGATCAGGTTCTCGATCGACTGCTTCGGGTTGATGACCTTAATGTCTTTGCGCTTCGTGAACACATGATGCGGCTCGGTGGCGACTTCCTTCAGATAGATCAGGTTGTCCGCCACGTTCCCGTACCAGTACCACCCTTCAGGCGATTGGTTGTACAGGCTCTTCACGGCTTCGAGCTTGGTGTTGAGCTGGAATTTCTGGGTGATGCTTAGGCCGGTCAAATCAATCGAGTCGTTCGACCATGTCATCTTGCCGGGATCAGTGTCGAGCACGGTCTTGAGGATCTCCTCAGGCGGCTGCGCGCTGTAGATCACTGTCGTCGCGCTTCCCGCCCGCACGAAGTCATCGGTGGCAAGCCCTATCCCATGGCTCTCGATCGTCACGGTCACGCCAGTTGTTTCCCCGTAGCTCGCTTCGTAGTCGATGATCTTGCCGCTGAACACGCGCCGGCCCATCGGGGCACCGGTCGAGACGATGTACGGGTTCCCATCCTGATCCACGTACGGCACGCCGTCTTGATCGACCAGTTCCTCATACCCGCCGTACACCGCGTAGATATCCACCAGGTAGCCCATCTGCACGTCAGTGTCTTCGCCTACGGTGTTCGAGGTTTCGCTGGTGATGTAGTAGGCCTCGCCGTCCTGGTCCACATACGGTTCGCCCGTGTGGTCAACCAGCGGTTCGCGCACTTGGATGGTTTGGTTCGCCGAACGGCCGAGCAACACCGTCGTCGTGGTTCCTGGGGTGTTGATCTGCTGCGTCCACTCCGGATCGTCCTTCACGTCGTTCCACACGCCGTAGTAGCTGCCATCCGGGCGGCGGACCTTGTAGATGTATTCCTTCTTGTTCTCTGTACCGAGATTCGACCAGTCCAGTTCGCCAGGTGGAGGGGGTGGGCCTTGTTCGACGGTGATGTCTCCGAAGTCCACCGACATCGAACCGGCACTGTCCTGCAGCGTGATCTCGCGTTCAATAATTACGTCACCAAAGCCTGCCGTCATGGTGGTGCTGTCGATCGACAGTTGTATCGGAGCTAGTACGAGAGTAGGCGACCCGACCTCAAAACTACTTGCCGCAGAATCGATCTCAATCGTTGATCCGTACTGGGCTGGAGTGAGTCGGTAGGTGTAGAGGCCGCCAGAACCACCATTACCACCCCGTCCTCCTAGTTGTCCCCCGCCTGCCCCTCCGTAACCATGAGCGCCGCCAGAACCACCACCCTGCAATCGTGACGCGGAATTAGATAGGCTCGTGGCGTAGTGCAGAAAAACAGAGCCTCCTGAACCCCCACCACCCCCAAGACCTGGGCTCCCCCAAAAGTCCTGCCATCCATTCCATATGCGGTTCCTGCCCCCATTACCCCCATTACCTCCCGAGGTTCCGCTCGTGATGATCGTGCCGTTCAAGACAATCTTTTTGGCCCGGATGACCAGGTGAACTCCTGCACGACCGGCAATACCACCCGCGCCACCACCACCCGTCGCGAAGGCGTTGATCGTGCCGCTAAAGTTCGGATTCGCGCCAACGCTTGCTTCGGCATCCCCGCCAAACCCGCCGTACGCGGAGCCACCCGCACCGCCTCGTGCCACGCCCGTTCCCGCAGCGGATGATGGCGTACCGCTGTAATAGCTATATGCACCGCCACCACCACCCGCGCTCGTGCCGCCAGGTGAACCGTTCACTATGCGCTCGCCGTTGGATTGGCTCAGGCTGTAGCCCCCCGCTCCCCCGCCTGCCCCTCCGTAACCGCCAGAGCCACCGCTACCGCCGAATGGACCGTTTGAATAGCCCGCGCCCGCGCCACCACCACCAAAACCGCCATTCGCACCACTCTGCCCTGAGTAGTACGCGCCTTGCGCTACACCCGGTGAGTCCCAGAACTCTCCATCAACAGTGAACCGCCACTGCGCATCCCCCGGATTCACTTTCCCGCTGAGGTTGATCGTGCCGTTCAAAGTCAAGGTGTCTTGCACCGCGAGGAACAGCACTGCACCGGCTGTAGAGGCAGTGCTCAGAGTCGCGCCACTTCCGATCGTGACGTTGGTGAACTGGTGAATCGTGTTGAGCGGCAGGTTATACGTGCCGGACGTTACGTTCAGCTCGCCGTCAGATCCATCGCCGAAGTAGTAGAGCACTCAGCGTGCCCTCCTACGCCAGCCTGAAGATTTTCGCTGCGCCGTCCGACCACTTGAGTGTGAGGTCCCCGCCATTCGGGACGAAGGAGATTGCGCTCCCTCCCGAGGTATCGATGTACGCGATCAGCCGAGAAGTCGAGGCCGTACCGGTGTGTTTGTAGAGGATGATGGCTTCTACCGATGCGCCACCAAGGGCGGCGAAGGTCACGTCAGCTGCATCGAACACGCCGTTCGTGACGGATTTCCCTGTCAGCGCACCACTCGTCGCCACGCGGGACGGAGTGGGAATGTCACTCAAGTACTGGTGGGTGCTGCCATTGACCGTGTATCCGGCTGTGTCGATCAGGATGACGCGGATGTCGTCGGTGACCAGAGCGATCGAGCCGGCGAGAAACGCCTCCTTTGCTTTCGTGTAGATGATGTTCGCCATTCGTATTTCCTCTATTACCTTTGTCGCTCAATATAATTCATGTCACCCCTATCGCCTAGAGCCATCGCCGCACATACTCCACGTTGACCGTCGCGTCCCGCGCACCGAAGTCATCCATCACGCCGATGCTGCCTGGACCCGGCTCCCATACCGGGAACTGCCCTATGAAGTCCATCGGGATGTTGTTCACATAGATGCGCTTGCCGAGCGTGTCGATCTCCAGCTTGTCCCCGGCAGCCCAATCCCGCGTCACCGCAACACCGCGTCGAGTCACGTCATTCGTCACGGTCACCGTCTTGTTCGTGCCCCCGGTCAGGGTGTTGATCGTCAGGACAATCGTCGGCTCCGCCTGGTACGTCCCGCCGATGTTCACGCCCAGCGAGGCGGTCGAAGTCGTGATTGCGGTCGGGGCAAGCAGGGTGCTGGCGTAGGTGTCGGTTCCTACCCCGCTTGGGCACAGGAACTCCACGGAGAAGCCGGCCGAAGCTAGTCCCCGGTCGTTAGAGAGCATGATGTTCTGGGCCGTCGAGATGAAGCGCCTGGTGTCCCCCGCGTACTGGATATCGAGGGCTTGGTTCGGCACGCTCAGTGCAGCCTTGAACTGATCCATCAGGTGCTGGGTGGCTTCGATGGAATCGGTGCGCAGGATGCCTTCTACCGTGAAGATTTTCGGTTCAAGCTGCGCCTTGACGATGACGGCACCGTCGGACTCCGCCAGTTTGTCCGCCTGGATGTTGTTACGGGGCGCAGAGAAGACGTTCGTGCGTGTGGTGCGTACGTTGGTCGTCTGCAGGCTATACGGGCCGTAGGTGACGGGGATTGCGCTCATACTTATGCTCCTTTCAGTGCGAGTCGTTGGGCTCGGTTAAGTCGTTCGGCGAAGTAGTCGATGTCCGTACGATCAGCGAACGTCACGGGGCCGGTGATGTTGACGGTGACTCCCCCGCCGCCTTGATTCAGCTCATTACGGGTGCGGTAGGCCGGAGTGACCTGCGCGCCTTGCGGCAGGCGAACAATCTCGGGACCGTTCTCACCGACCAGGGTCGCGCCACCCTGCCAGTAGGCGGTACCGCTGGCGTTCTTGCCGAGCACTTTGCCCATGGTGAGGGGACTTGAGTTCGCGTCGAAGCCTTTGGGCTTCACTTCTTTTCTATTGAGTTCGTCGATTGAAAGACCGATGTTGCGGAAACCACCGGCGGCGTTATTGGCTGCATCCCGCGTTTGGTTCAACGCTGCCTGCTTCACCGCCTCTGCCTTCGTGAGCTCGTCACGCTTCTTAGCGGCCTCCGACTCAGCGGCTTGTTTCTCTTGAGTCTTGTTCTTCACGTCCAGATTCGCTTGAGCTAGGCGTTCTTCCGCCTCGCGGAGACGGTGTGCCGCTTCACGCGCTTCAAGGGAGTTCGGACCATACTGTGCGACGGTGTCGTTGTAGGTGCGCTGAGCCCGCTCTACGGCAAGGGCGGCACCCTCCGCGCTAAGCACCGCACCATTGAGCGCGTCTTGGGCGAGCTTCGCGTCGCGGTTGGCTTGTGCGAGAGCGTCCTGGGCAACCTTGTGCGCGTCGATCGCCGCCTTCGCTCGGTCCGTACTCGACGAGAAGATTGATTGGAGTGATATCAGTGCTGTGAACCCTCCTACAAGGAGTGAGACGCCTAAGACGACGGGGTTCATATTGAGCAGTAAGAGGGCACGGGAGAAGAGGCCAACCGCGATGGCAGAGGCATTGATGCCTCCCGCAAGACCAATGAAAGCGGTCACCATTGAAGCGACACGTAGCGTCGCCATTGTTGCTCCCACTCCCAACAACACCGCAACAAGTGGCTGAGCACTGTTTGCAAGGAACGTCATAGCCCTCGCTGCTTCTCGAATAGCCAAGACGAGTGCGCCGCCAACGATGCGAGCCATGGGCAGGACAACTTCGGATAGCAACTTATCCAGGGTCGGCAGCACATTGCTTCGGACTGATGACAAGAGGTCTCTAAATGACGGGATGAGATAGCGACCTACTTGCTCGGCAGTATCCGCTACGCCATCGACGAGTCTGTCGAATACTTTGGTGGCAGAGGGGAGGTGACGGGTTGCGCCATCCACCATATCCGCGAGCCCATGTGCCGCTGCGGTTGCATATGGTAGGAGCTTGGTGCCGACCGCTAGTCCTAGTTCGGACATCGCGTTCCGAAGGCCTTCCACCGCCTTCTGGTATGGACCCATCTGCGCAGCGGCAGCTTCCTGCGCGGCACCACTCTTCCCCACCGCCTCTGACATTTTCGCGTACGAGTCGCCGGCGTTGTCTGCGAGGACTGCCGCCGCACGGAAGGCGTCTGTTCCAAAGATCGTGGCGAGAGCATTCTGCTTCTGCTCCTCGGTCATATCTGCTGTCGCCTTCTTAAGACGCTTCGACATTTCCTCCAAGCCGACGAACTCGCCACTCGCGTTGTACGCCTCGAAGCCGATCTGTCTCATGAGCTTGGCACTGGCTGCTGATGGCTTTGCAAGAGCGATGAGCATAGTCTTGAGCGACGTACCGGCGTCGGAGCCCTTGATGCCGTTGTTGGCGAAAAGTGCGAGTGCCGTGACGTTTTCATTGAGCGACAGCTTGAACTGCTTCGCCACGGTGGCTGACTGTTGAAGACCGAGTGCCAAGTCGGCCAGCTCAGCTTGTGAAGCGTTCGCCCCGGCGGCAAGCGTGTCCGCTACCTGGATGGCCTGCTTGCCTTCGAGACCGAAGGCGTTAAGGGATGATGCTGCGATAACGGCAGCTTCGGCGAAATCGATGTTTCCGGCCTTCGCGAGTGCCATCACAGCTTTCGATGAGTTCATCGTGTCTTTGACAGACAGGCCAGCCTTGGAAAGCTCGACCATCGTCCTTGCCGCGTCGGCTGCCGATACGCCAGCTAGGTCGTTAGACTGACCGAGTTCACGGGCGAGCCGGGCCATTCCCGCCATCTCGTGATTCGTAGCACCGGACGCCTGTCGCAGCTGCGACAGACTCGATTCGTAGTCCCCGGCACTCTTGATCGCCACACCAAGTCCGGCCACTGTCGCTGCGCCTGCAGCGGCTGCACCGGTTGCGACAGCCCGTCCGAACGCCGCAAATGCGGCACTGCCACTCTTCGACGTTCCAGCGAGGCCATGGACGGACTCCGAAGTCTTATCCAGCTCCCCCCGGGCTTGTTTGCCGTCAGCCTGGATTTTGATATTTATTGCGTTACTGCCTGCCACGTGCGATTAAAACTCTATCGGCGTTTCGTGATGTCCCAATATTAAGCCGACTTTCTATTTTCAACTTATCACGTGGTGGCGATGCCGACTAGCGCCCACTATCTGGGTTGGCGTCGCTTTCGGGCTAGTTCTTCACGTTTCGCGTCCGCGTTCCATATAACAGATGCTTCCCATATCGCTTCCCAAGGTTCGCGCTCCATCTGTTCTACCGTAAGGCCGAACCTCTCTCGATAGCGGAATCGTATGATCGACTCGATGACGTCCTCAGAGACGCCGCTCTGCAGGCCGCGTGCGATGTAGTCTTCGTACTGACGTTCGAGGTGCGTTAGAGCACCGCTTTTAAACGGTCGGCTCCCGCACTTACAGACATTACGTCGTGCATGGTAGCTCCGTCCGTCGACAGCGCAGCGACCACTTCATCTACCTGACCGATACCGAACGATTTATCTTCTTCACTTCCATCTTCGTTGGTGTGACGCACAACTCCACCTACGATAACCTCGAGTGCTATCTCTCGAAATTTGGATTCAGCCTCTTCCTCGGTTACTCCATCTTTCTGGAAAAACTCTATCCAATCCTTACGCTGCGTGGCGTTTGCAGCTCGAACCCTTAGGTAACAGTCGTCCCATCCCTCGCCGTACCCGGCTAAGCTTACTTTTCGATACGCGACAATGTTCAGTGCCATGGTTGATTAGATCTCCAATTAAATATAACCCCAGTATCGCAGGGGTTATATCTTCGGTCAATATCGAAACTAGGCAGCGACGTATGACGCGGTCGCGTTTCGCAGCACAGCGTCGATCGACTTGTTCGTCGCAGTGTCGAACTCGCAGAAGAACTGCACTGTCTGAGTCACTACGTTGTCCCGGCTCCGGTCAGTGTCAATCTCGCGGAAGCGCACCTTGCTCGCCGTGAAGGTCAGGCTGGTGGTGTCGTTCGTCAGCGCGATACTCAGCGCCTTGATGGTGTTTTCGAGCATGTCCGTCTCGTGCTGGTCGGTGGTGTGGCGCACCACGAACTCACCGCGCGCCTCGAAGGTCCCTCGGTCGAACTCCGGCTCGTTGTTAGTTCCCAGCGCATCGAACTGTTCGCTCGGACGCTCGATGGTCAGGGTGAGGCTGCGTGCTTTCACCGGGGCCGCGCCGCTCAGGTTCCCGACCGTATCGGCCAGCTTGAGCACGATGTTCTTGCTGGTGAACTCCTTCTCCGGTGCGATAGCCGGCGTCTCGGTGCTCGAAACTCCCGTACGCGCCTTCACCGCGCATGAAACCTGCACCCAGCCCTTCTCTTCGGCGGTGAGCTCGAAGGTGTCAACGGTGGCGTAGGGGTGTCGATACGACCCTGCTGGGCCGCTCCGAACGAAGGTGAGCGTCCTCGGGATGGAGCTCTGCCTCACGCTGAAGGTATGCGGATAGATACCGCTCGACACGGTGCCGGTACTGACATCACCAAAGATGCCCAGGAGCAAATACCCCACGGCATTATCGGTTACTTTGCCGCCAGGCGTTCCCTCTGACCATGCAGTCGCGACTTCGCTGTCGTTCACGCGGTCCACCACGCCCATGGCGCTCTCGTTTTCCAGCACTTCAGTGCGTGTGTTGAGCGGCTGGTCTAGCCAGCGCAGCCATACCTGTGGGGCTACTGCCGTCCCTGGGGTTGTTTCAATGCCGAGACCTATCGCCTCGCGCCTACCGATATATGGATCAAATGTCGCCATCACCTACCTCTTGCTCTTCGAGCTGCTTTACTTTGTCTTCCAGGTCCGCAAGGTCTCGTGCTTCAATCTGCCCGATACCGGGCACGAAGTACTGCACAAGCTCTTGCTCTGGTTTCGTGGGAATCTTCTTACTCATGTCACTCAATATATGGATATTGCTAGATACGTAAATAGCTACGCCGCTTCCTCGACATCAACCGGGTACTCAATCGTGAAGCGCACCCAGCCTTCTTGGGTGAGAAGTCCCTTGTCCCCATTCACGCGGGGCACCATGCCGTACTCCACGGACAAGTTCCCGCCTACTGCCGTAAGCCCCTTTGTTCCCATAGCCCGCAGGGCACCCTTCACGGTGTTGGGTAGGTACCGGCCCGTCTTTGGGTCACGAGCAGCGATGATGCGGCGGATCTTGCGTGAGGTCAGGTCATTCGGGTCGATGTTCGCGGTCCAGTCGTCCGCCTTATTGAAGATCACCTTGATCATGATCGTGTCCGTCACGTCGTCTTGGCCCCACGCCCCCTTGTCGGTGTCATCATTGGTCTGATCCACCACGATGCAGGGCAGATTGAAGGCCGGGATCTCGTCGGGGTCGCCGTCATAGAACTCTTTAAACGGCCCACCGCCCTCATGGGTACCGAAGGTTTGCTTCATTAGGTCGAGTATTCGTTGCGTGGTTTCTTCATACATCTAGGCTCCTCCCTTCTCCTTAATCGTCTGCGCCAGGCGGCTATTGATGATGCGCACGATCTGCTGGTAACGCTTATCCCCGTCTTCCACTTTCATCATGGGGCGATATGGAATGAGCGTCCGTGGGGCATCGCTTTGGTGGTACACGAAGTGCGCTGCCTTGTTGCTGATCGTCACTTGTAGTGGTTTGGATTTGTATGTGAAGGACTTCTGCATGACTCCTGTACGTACGAGCACTGGGCGTCCGGGGTACTTCCGTGCCTTCCATGCCGCATACTTGGTGCTCAGGCGCGGCCACCGCTCACCGATCGCCCCGCCGCGCGAAGCAAACACCTCACCCGAGAAGAACCCCTTGAGGTACTTCCCTACGTCCTGCATGGCGGGCTGCATGTCCTTGACTTCCAATCCCACGCTCTCGAGCATGGCCACGACATCCTTGTCCCCCGAGATGTTGATATGGACGCGGGTCGCATCGGCCATCGCTAGAACCTCTGGTCCATCGTGAAGGCACGGGGCTCATTCTCGCCTGGCCAATACGAAATACCGTCACCGGCAATTGAGTTCCCAGTGTCATCCGTGATCGTCTGGTCGCGGTTCTGCAGTGCTTCCATCTGCGTCCGGGCGTCCTTCAACTTCACGCTGGCCGCAGCGGATCGTTCTCCGTACGCGTACTGCAGCAAGTAGCCGGCTGCCAGCTGGATGGTCAGGGTGCGGATGATCTCCGGTACCGGGTCGAAGGGTGTCGTGTACGCACTAGACAGCGCAGTGTTGACCTCGCTCTCCGCCGCCCGGCGCTTCTGGTCCACCACCACGTCAGACAGGTTCGTGGCGTTCTCAAAGCCCGCTTCGCGCCGGATCTCGGTCAGGCTCGCGTAATGGCCAAAGTCATCGCCGCGGACCGGGATCGAATCGTTGAGCGAAGTCTCGTCCATCGTGGTCGCGTTGAAGTACGTGAAGCGGTACCAGTAGTTAGAGCTGCCCTGAGAGTCGGTGAAGTAGGTACTCAGCTGGTCCGGGTCGATCGAGCGCGTGGCAAGCACGGCAAACATCTCGGTCGAGGGCACGCCCCCATCCACGTTCACGGCCCGGTAGATACGGATCAAATCGCCCAGCACACTGGTCACAGGCTCGAAACGCGCATGAGGCAAGGTCGTCGGGTTCGTCAGTGTCACCGTGGTCGCATCGTCAACACTCGCGATGACGGTCTTCTCGCACCCCTCCCGACTCAGGTTGCCCAGGTACAGGATGTCCCCGACTACGTAGCCTTCAGTGCTCGATAATGTCAGTACCGTCGAGCCGGCTTCTGCGCCCTCAGCAAGCGTGGACCGCTCCCGGATATTGATCTCGCTGAAGGACTCGACGTTCAGTGTTGTGCTCATACAATGGATTACCTCTTAACTGCCCTCAATATCGTTTGTTTAGGGCCGAGGGTCAAGAGGGTGGCGCGGGTAGCGATCACGCCCAACTCACGCACAATCCCCAGCGATGAACTGGCGAGCGGGACGGAGGCAAAGGATGTGGAGCCGAGCATATGGCTTCAATATGGGGCGAAGTGGGAGGGGTGTCAACTGGCGGGAGGATCTTCAGGAGGATCTTCAGGAGGATCTTCAGTTGGCTGACCCTCTTTCTTCTCCGGCTCTTTTTCATCCTTCTTTTCTGCAGGCTTGTCGCTAGCCAAGATTCCGCCCGGGTTCCAGCTGTCAATTCCCGCCAATGGGCGACCAAGGATCAATAGAACACCTGGAGCAGACACAAACAGAGCCAGCGCGAATATTATCAATGCGAGATGGCTGCCATTAAAGTTGTTGGAATTCAACTTACCAAGCAACAACCAAATGAGACCTGCTGACGCAGCGGATAGCACTAACACGGCGCCAACACCACACCATGCAACTATCGACCACTTTTGCGCCTGCTTAACGAGTTCACCGCTAAGGCTCACTACATTCTTGAGGTACAGATTACGCTGTTCTGCGTCGTCAGGCGAGATCTCGCCTTTACGATCGAATGCTTCTGCGAGTTTTCCTATTGACTCTGTCGCCGGGCCGGAAGCGAGAAGATTGAACACGGGAGAAGATAGAGGACTCCGCGCCGCAGAACTGGGTGGATTAAGGTACTCCTCCAATACCACCCCCACCCCTTCCCAATCCAAATCCCCTCTCACAAACGTCATTCGCAGGACGCCTCTGTCGTCTACAATGACCGGGCCGCATTTTGTCCATCCCTGCCGACGGGCCTCTACGATTGCCTCTACATCCAGCGCATCAATAGTCATTCGTTCTACCGCCATGACTTGCCTCCCGCCTGGAGCCAACGAAGCAGATTAAGCGTACGCCTACACTCTGTCGCGCATGTCGGTTTTTAGACGTGCCGTCCGCCTGCCGCCGATTACCAGACAGATACGATCCCAGCGTCACGCACGCGAGGTCGGACAACCCCTACGCTGCTCATACAAGGAAAAGATGAACAGCTAGTAGTTCGTCTCTACCCAGTTAGAGCCATCCCAGCGCTTGACGGGTGCGGTGACCCATTCGGTGCCGTTCCAGACTTTGACGGGCTTAGGCACGAAGCCCGAGCCATCGTAGATCTTCATATTACCCGATACTGTTCCCGATACAGGCGTATAGGTCACATAACCTTCGCACTCATAGTCTAACCATGTGGTTGAAACAACAGCCGGGGGTATGCCTCCCGGAGCCGCTATTTCATAGCTATCAGTCTCGGAGGAACTGCGGTAGCGAAGAGCACGTGTAGTTCTATTGGCGTCTACAGTGAATCCGATTTGGTATTTTCCAGGAGTCAGGGCCTGAGGCGTAAAGTTGAATACATGCTCCATCGGACCGCCCGAGTACACGATAGGCTCACTGACCGCTACGAGAACATCGGGTCGTAGCTCAGAAAAATATGGCTTGGTTGTATAGATTACTGCGCGCCACGTACGCTGCTCTGTGGTGTTGTCTGTATAAAGGCGCGTGGTATAGGTTTCTATTACGCCCTCTTCAAAAAGCTCAGCTCCGTACGTAAGCGCTTTTGGGGCATTAATACTATAAAGAAGAGTACGGGTGTCAGTTTTTCCTAGTACGGCCATCAGTTCACATCGATCCATACGTCGTTCACACTTGGCGACGTGGGTGCCGTGGTTCCGACAGTTATACGCACCGTGCCATTCACCTTGCCATCGAGTGCGGCCTGCAGATTAGTGACGTTGGCTATGGAATGGATGTGACTCGATGTCGCTTTGCCATCGAGCGCTGTTTGCAAGCCCGTTACCGTAGAAATCGCCTGCGTCCCCGTGTGATTCGCTCGGTTGAGCAGTGTCGCATCCGCGCTGTTCGCCGTTGCCCCAGTGGCGATGCCATCCAACTTGGTGCGGTCCGCGCTTAGGAACGAAGCCGTCGTCGCATCGAGCACGGTCTTATTGGTGTGTGAATGTCGCGCTGCGGTGTTGGCGGTGACGTTGGTGTTCGCACTCACTGCGGTGTCGAAGTCCGTCACCTGCGCTGCGGTATGCGTGTGGGTAGCGCTCGCTTTTCCGTCCAGGGCCGTCTGGGTGGCCGTGCTGATCGGCTTATCCGCGTCCGCCGTGTTGTCCACGCTGCCAAGCCCCACGTCGGCTTTCGCGAGGATGACCGCGCCCGTCTTGCCTGCGACTGACTTCACCGGAGCCAGCGCTTGGATCGCTTGGTTTACCCGCTGCGCCGTGAAGGTGCGGGAAGTGGTCGCGGTGCCGGCCTCTGCTTCGGCCTGAGACGGTGCGGTGTAGGTGGTGTTGTTATCCGCGCCCCACGCTGGTACGCCGCTCACTACCTTGAGAACCTGCCCTTCAGATCCCCCACCAGGGACAGCACTTACCGTGACCGCGCCCGTCTGCCCGTTCACGCTTGAAACCCCAGCAGTTGGGGTGAGGAGTTCTGACCAATCAGCCGCCGTGCCTGCGGTGCCGCCGTTATGGATGAAGCTCTTGTTCAGGTCGGTGCGGATCGCTACGTCGCCTTCATCGGCTACCAGGGCGACCATCGCCGCTTCGGTAGCAACCGTGAAGACCTCAGTAATCGTGATGCTCGGAAGCTGCGATTGGTTCACCTTGCCCCCTGCATCGAGGGTGGCGACGCCGTTGTTCGCTCCGAGAAGGGTGCTCGCTACCTTGCCATCGAGGGCACTTTGGAGCCCTGAGACATTGGCGATGGTGTGCGTATGGCCTGAGGCCGCCTTGCCATCGAGTGCGGTCTGCAGTCCCGAAACGGTCGATATGGCCTGCGTACCGGTGTGGTTGGACCGGCTCTTGAGGTTCGCATCTGTGTCGTTGGCCGTCGCGTCCGAAGCAACGCCGTCGAGTTTGCTCTTATCCCCCGTCGTGAAGCTCGCCGTCGTGTTGTCTAGAACCGTCTTGTTGCTGTGGGTGTGCCGGGCACTCGTGCTGGCCGCGACGTCTGCATTCGCACTCACGGCAGAATCGAAGTTCGAGATGTTGGCGGCCGTGTGGGTATGACTCGACGGCGCCTTCCCGTCCAACGCGCTCTGAAGCCCTGTGACGCTTGAAATGGGTTGAGAGCCGGTATGAGTCGCACGATCACGTAGCGCCGCATCTGGCACGTTCTGCGTCGCTCCTGCTGCGATTCCGGAGAGCTTGTCCTTCTCGTCGTTGGTGTAGTCGTTCGAACTCAGGATCTTGCCGGCTTGTTTATCCACCTTGCCGTCCAGTGCCTCAGCGAGGACCCCATCCTGGCTATCTACATAGGACTTGTCCGCCTTCCCGCTGATGTCCACGGGTGCTGGGATCTCGTTCCGGTCGGCCTTGCCTTCAAGCACAGTCTCGATATCGGTCAGGCTCTTCGCCGTCAGCCCTGCGATCACCTGCCACCCCGCGTCCACCGGCATGGCGAGCGACCCTTCCTGCGCGCGCAGGAGGGTCAGCTGTCGCCCCTCAACCGCCGTTATGTAGGCGATCTCCGAGTTATCGAAGCGTGGTGACACTTCGGGCGGGCACAGCGTCACGGGCATGTTCGGCTCGAAGCGGGCGTCATCTCCCGGCATCAGGATGAGCGTTTCGCCAGAGGTCGCAGGTGAAGGTGCGGTGTGAACGGTTCCAGAAAGTAGATTCACGTGGGTGTCAAACATATCTGCACCCAATTAAGCACAGAGCCTGGGGTTTTGGAACAGATATTAGGAGCCGACAATCTCCGCTGCTAGCTTGGCCAACTCCTCACGGGCAGGGAGCGGTGGCGGACGCGAATCCCACGCGAAGTACGAATAGTGAACGGCCCAAACTCCGTCCTCGATCTTCGGGTCCTCGTGTATTGGTGTAAAAGCCCTCTGCCCCCAGGCCAATAGAAGCTCACCAACTTCTACCTTTTGACGATAGTAAAGCTCGCGAGCGAGGTGCATGGTCCCGTTGCGGTCAATACTTCTTGGTATGTCCGCGTAATCCCAAATTTCACCGGAAGGCAGCAAGAGCTGGAAACGCCGCCGAAAACTGTCGTTGTTGTCACGCAGCACCCATCCAGCGGGAGACACTTTGTCGCGGAACGGCCATTTCTCTTTCTTTATCACCACCGTGCGTGGCTCCACGTGCTGTGCGACATAGTCAGCGAGTTCGCGCAGTAGTGCAGCGATTGCGGCTGCCCCCTCGTCCGCGTCTTTGACGGCTTGCGCCCGGCGCTGCTGGTATCGCTCCGCTTCCGACTGCCTGCCAAGGAGTTCTTGGTTGACCAGGTTCTCGAAGTCGTTCACGGAGGCAGTATGACACGTGCGAGTTGCCAACCAGGTAAGTACGCATGCACAGAAAGTCGCAGCAAGTGCTGCAATACAACGCTTTACGTACGTCGGTACGCGATGTCATCCAATCAACCGACAGACAACCAGTGCGTATCCGTGGTCCACTACTCGTTCGATCTCCGACGAGCAAGGAGTGCCGCCTTGAGTGATGTGCCCGCGCAGTACCAGAGGGATTTCGACTACTTGAAGAGCAAGTCCAACAACGGATCGCTCACCGCAAATGACCACATCTATAAGACGCTGAAAGCCAAGTCCTACAACCTTCCGGGCCTTGCCCGCGCTTTGGACAGTCTCAACGTCCGCTAATCAGGCAGGCCGCGCCCCGGTGGAGTGCTGGGGCGTGGCTTCGTCATCCCAGGTACAGCAGCCAGAACACTGCTGCGCCCATCAGCGCCAGAGTGAACAGCCCCAGCACTACCCAGTCGTCACGGGTGATCCCCACGAACGGCAGCGCCCACCACTTCGCTCCGTAGGGTCGGGCATGGCCGTTCACGGGAGTCACTCCCCCAGCGGCATCGATCACGAACAGCGCAACACTCATAGTGTCGGCGTAGGCCACTGCCTGGCGGGTGTAGCCGGACTTCGAGAAGAAGAACAGCTTTTGCCGGCCACTCCCTCGAGCTCCTACGAGCTGCTGCACCTCAGGCCGTCCGGTCGCGTTAGTCCGCCACTTCACCTGCGCTAGTGCATCATGGGCGCGAACATCTACTCCCCCGTCCGACCCGCCCGTTGTGGCGACGGCGTCAAGAAAGCCCCACGATCTCATCGCTTCAGCGGCGTTTAGTTCGGCCTGGTGGAAGTCGGTAGTCGGTTGCATCTAGGTTCAATATCGCACACCTGTTCGAGCAGTGCTATGGTCGCCTCGGATCACCGGCAGGTGAGGGACGTACTTGTCAGAGGTCTTGTTGTCGTCAGACGATTGCTACCGTTCTGCTCGTGATCATGATCCTTGCGCAGGAAGTGGCGAACCAAGCTCCAACCGCAACCTCATCGTGGGCAGTTCCTATCGGTGTAGTGATCGGCGCTCTCATCGCGCTCGTGTCCACGAGTATCAGCGACCGTCGGAAGCTCAAGTACGAGGATCGACGTCGTTGGGACAGTGACATTCGTGTTCTAACTTCCCAACTACTAGCCGATTCTCGCGGTATCAAAGACCGCATCGTCGCCATCCGCGATCTCAGCGCCAAGGTCCCGAGCGTCCTAGAGGGCAGCGCAAGCCTGAGCCCGGACGAAGTGACGATACTGGGTCAACAGACTGAAGAAATTCAAGAAAGGTTGAACCAGCTACCCAACCAGATCCACGAATTTCGCTCGAAGTCGTGGGAGCTGCGACTCATCGCCCCTCAAGCGGTATCAGATGCTGCATCCGAGCTGGAAACCGCCACGGTTTCGCTACTACCGATGGCAGATGATGAAGCTTGGAATCGATCGCTCGAAACACTGGCGCACCGCCAGTCTTTGCTTGTTGTTGTCGCCCGGTCGGCCCTTACCGAAAAGGGCATGTTAAACCAGCGCCTACTCAACAAGGATATGGCAAAGAGACTCGTCGAGATGGAGAGCAAACGAGAGAGCACCAACGAAAAGAACGCCCCGTAGGGCGCTCTCGCTTCGTCTGTGACGTTCCAGGTTCTACTTCGACTTGGTAGTCGTCTTCGCCTGAGCCGTCTGTTGTGTAGGCTGTGACGGGGTCTTCTCCGCATCATCTGCCTTCGGTTCGTCCTGGGCTTGTGCCTTAGGCTCCGTTTCCTTCGCAGCTTCGACGAATCGTTTCTCCGCAGCTTCGACGATCTTCTGCGCAGCGGCTTCCGCGTCGCTCACGATCTTCTCTGCCTGCGCCTGAGCCTTGGCGACGATCTCTTTGGCCTGCTCCTGCGCGGCTTCCGCGTCATCGTTGGTAGCAGGTGCTTCGTCCAGAACACGGACTGCGCCTGCGCGGCGGAGTTCTTCGACGATCTTCGCGTCACCTTCGAAGGTGTCGCCTGGCTGGTACCAGGTGCCGTCGTGCTTGACGGCGCTTCCCAGGGTTACTTTCTCTCGCTTTGGTTCTGCCATATCACCTCCTACGCTGCTGCGTCTTCCAATGCCTGAACGCGTGCTGCAAGTGCTTCGATAGTCTCCTGCAGCGTGCCGGCCTCGACGCCATTAGTGCTGTCTGCTTCTACTTGGACGCTGGCGGAGTCGACTTCGACTCCCACCAGCTTTGCGCCCTTGAATCCAACTTCTAGTCGTGCCATCTGCTGACCTCCTACTCGTAGTCCGCGAATGCGTTCTTAAAGGTGTAGAAGGCTTCAGGGAGCAGCAGTTCGTAGTTGTAGTAGTCCTCAACCACGATCTTGGTGTACTCAGGATCGAAGATCTGGGTCTTGCGTACCTTGCGGCCGTTCTCAAGGGTGAACTTGTAGCCACCGTTGATCTCTTTACGGCTTGGCTTCGGAGTGACGTATGCCAACAGCACATCGCTACCCCAGATCTCGTTGATGTCTTCGGTAAGTCCTTCCGCAGCAAGGTTCGCTCGCGCCTGGCCGATCAACACGTTCGTGATGCCGAAGCCACCGAGCAGCTGCTTGAGCTGGTCAAGACCGACCGCGCCACCGACTGCCCACTTGAACTTGTCGAGCACCGAAGGGTGGCTCACGAGCTGCAAGAAGCTGTCTTGGCTGAGAGAGATGGTGTTTGGCTTACGGAACGGGAAGTGCGCCAGCGCGACACGAATGTCGTTGAGTGGGTCAGCACTTGGGTTGCTCCAGCGGCTTGCGCCTGCAAGCGCTGTACCTGGCACGTTGCTCAGGTTGGTCACGTAGTCCGCAAGGTTCTTCTCGTCGACAAGTGCCATGCGTTCGAGGATGAACTCGGTCGTGTCGCTTTCTGGTGTGAACGGATCGTCGCTTAGCTCGTAGTCGTCTTTAGTGACTTCGCCTGATAGCGCGTGCTCAGCCAGTGGCTTGCCATCTTTGTACTTACGGGTGTAGCTGACGCTCTTGGCTTTCGAAAGACCGGTGCGGGTCGTGTTCTCGATCAGCTCCAGGTTTTCCTTGCCGTACTCAGGCACCTTAAAGGTTGGTTTGCTCACCGGTACAACAGGAAACAGCTTGTCCGCGATGAAGCTCTCTTGCGAGTTGACCCATGCGTTGGCGACGTTCGTCAGCGCTGGATCGATGTAGATTGGTTGGTTTGCCATATTCAGTTGTCTCTACTTTCTTAGTATTTCTCGTTGTGTTTGATGTACTCAGCGATCTCGTTCTCGACCCCGGCACGCACCAGTCGGCCGATTACGCGGTTGCCCGTCGTAGTTGTGCCGATTGCTTCGCCGTCGCCGTTCGCGGTCAGGAAGGCACCTGCTGACGCGTTCGCGCCGAGCTTCACCTTGAATGAACCCACGCCGTTCGCCAGTACGACGTCGGCGGTCTGTCCGAGCCGTGGGCTGTTGTCGAGCACGCCAAGGATGTTGTCGGTTGCTGCCGTAGCCAGCACGACTTCGCCGTTAGCATCCAGCTTCACGAGGTGATAGCGCTTAGTTGATAGATCTGCGGCTGCTGGAGCGCTGTAGCGCTCGCCTGGTTGTACTGCTGCCATTTACTGTTCCTCCTCTTCGAGTTGTTGTTTCAGGGTCGCGTCGGCGTCGAGCACCTGCTTGCGCGCCGCCGAGTAGGCAATCGTGTTGCCAGCTGCGCGGGCGTCGGCCATGATCTTGCGAACGCGCTTGTCGAGCTCTGTTGATGCTTCGACCGATACCTGCTGTCCTACGTCGCCCACTTCCTTGCCGAGCTGTTCGTTCTTCGGAAGGCCGGCTAGGAGCGTTTCAAGCGCTGCGCGCTGCTCGCCCTTCGAAGCCAAGAGCACCTTCACGGTGTTGTCCTTCTCGCCGCTCTTGATCTGACCAGCGCTGATACGAGCCTGTACGAACTCTTCAGCCTTCTTTTGCTCAAGCTCAGCCTTCGCTTCGCGGCCTGCCTGTGCGTCGGCGCGGAGCTGTGCGATCTCTTCGGCAGTAATGCCGGTGATGGCGCTGGCCTGCACGTTTGAAGGAGCACCTTCGCCTTCACCAGCTGGTGGATTGGCGCCCTCACCTTCACCTTCGCCCTCACCGGTTCCCTCACCGCCGTCACCAGCTGGTGAATCACCTTCTTCCAGACCGAACGTCTTACGCTCTTCGTCTGTCAGTTCTGCTTTGTGCTCGCTCAGGAAGGTTTTCTCTTCTTCCGTGAGGTCCGCAACTTGTTTCGCTCGAATGTCTTCTAGCTTCATGCTGTCTCCTTTATCTTGCTTATCACCGCCGCCTTGGGCGTCCGCCTTCACCCGCTTAGTGGGGATTCGGGACGCCGTGATTGGCTTCAGCTTCTTGAATAGTGGAATGTTGGTCAGGGCCGCGCCGGTAAGGACATTGTCGACGAAGGCGAACTCCTGCTCGGGGTCTTCCCATGGGAAGCCGCGAGGATTGAACTCCGGACTTAAATATTTCCACTCACCGTCTTTGATGGCCTGCTCGGCTGCGGGAGTCCACTCCACATCAGCGAAGAGTCCGATCGTGCCATTGACGGCCTGGGTATAGAGTCGCTTCATCCAGCCTGCAGCTTTGTCGCCCATGGCGTGTCCGTAGTTCACGGGGGCTTGCTTGTTGTCTTCTTCGACAAGGCCCACCCCCTCGTCGAAGTTGGCAACCATCTCTTCGAGGTCCGTACCGGTTAGTTCAAAATCACCGTGCCATGCCGTATTCCAGGAGCCGGCCTTCAACAGGTTGATGGTCGTAGGGACGTTCCCCTGACTATCTGCCTTAATACTCGTTTTAGTTACAAAGCCCTTCATATGTCCTTGAATATCTGAGGGCGTCGAGCAAAAGTCAATAGCGATCGAGTGTAATAAGCACACCGGGCACACTTCCAGTGATGCATCCGGGCATAGCGGACTGACGTGCTAATCTCCCGAATTGAGTCAGGCGGTGAGTGCTGGGCGGTCCGGCAGTCGGGGCAGCCACTGACGTGCTCTCGGGAGGAACGAGCGTGGCGCTCACCAAGAAGGTTGCCATCGCGGCAGGTACGGCAGGTGTAGTCGCGGCAGTTGGAGCGGTGGCGGCGGGGCTAGCCTTCGGAGGATCGGGTGACGACGCGAAGTGGCCCAATCCGAACCCTGGTACGTACGCCGAAGAACCCACGGAAGCATGGTCTACCCAACTACCAGATCCAAAAGCTCAAGTCCTCTTCTCAACGGATAGTCATCTCGTGCTTTCCGTTCGATCAGAGACAGGCGCACCCGAACAAGGCACCAAGCTTTTCGGGATCAAGATCGATACAGGATGGATGGATTGGGAGCGGACACTCGCTGTAAGTAATTGCGGTGAGGGTATTGGCAGGTACGAGCCGGGCAGTTCATTGGTGGTATGCCAGGACAACCGTTCGAAGGTCATCTCTGTGGTTGATCCGGACAATGGATCAGTTATCGCAAGTCATGACTTCGATCAAATCTACAAAGCTGACCTGATTGTCGACGGCGAGACAATCTACTCCTGTCGAGCTACCGACCATGCGGTCACATTGCAGGCCGGTTCAGGCATTAGCCTAGATAGCAAGTTCTCTATCAACATTCCCGTGAGTGGCGGCTCCTGCCAGGTTGACTACGACGGAACACATGTATCCGCCTATAGCAATATGGACAACTGGGTAACGGTGGCAGACCTAGAAGGAAACATCACGCACCAGTCGTTCTCCACCAGCGCGACATTCCTCGGTGACGGCACCCTCATGACCTATTACTTCGATAAGGATGAGAAGGAGCTGACGGATGAATTCACCATAATCGACGCTAACGGCATCTACCTACGAGATAGGGGCGATACTCCCGGGAAATTCTTGGTCCTTGGAAGGGAGCACAGCGAAGTAAGCGTCGACGAAAACGGCAATATCCGCGATAGAAACGGAGAAATCCTTTGGAACTATTCTAATCGCGATGATTATTTAGTCGTCGGCTCGTTCGATGATGTTGTGGTCATGCATGAAGACGAAACACGGCTGCGTGGGTATGAGCTCACTACAGGAACACCCCGATGGGCAACAAGTTTCACTGAGTTCTATCCGAAAGGCATCATCCCCGAGGGCATCGACCTCATGAATGATTTCTCAGCGATACCTGGACGATGGCGCCTACGTACCGACGGGGACTTTTTGATCATTGCAACTGGCGAATTGGTATCCGGACTTGACGGCCGGACCGGTGAGGTTGCATGGAAAAAGCCGGTTCGTGGTTGGATCTTTCAGCAACACCGCGAGTACGTGTTCATGGTTGGAGACAGCAGAATACGTGCTTTGCGGTTCGGTTAGTACTCGTAGTACACGCCGCACCGGCACCGAGGATGGGCGCTGGGGATTGCCTTGCCGTTACTGAACAGCTCGTCGATCCCCACCTTCTCGCCGTCGACCGGAGCGCATACCTTGCACGCGCCGGCCAAGGCTTCCCAGATCTTCTGCTTCGCTCCCGTCTCGGTCGCAAAGTTCTTCAGGCCCGTCTGATACGCATTCACGCTCTCCGTCTGCGCAATCATCTCTGCCCGCACGGGGTTGTTGATGACCTTCCTGATCCGCGCGATCGTGCCGTCCGCATCTTCCCCACGGGCGATGCTCTGCTTGATTGCTTCGCGGATGAGCTTGCGGTTCGTCTCCGTCACCTGGCTCACCAGCGCGGCGGTCTGTTCGCGGGCCGCGACGAGCACAGTCTCGCTGAGGGACGTGATGCCCAGGTCGATGCCGTACTCGAGTTCCCCGTACTGCCCTCCGGTCGCGACGAGCAGGGTGATGGCTTCGATGACGGCCTTCGTCAGGTCGAGCGCTTCGCCCTTCCACACAGCGTCATCCTTATTCGCCAGTGGGATCGACGCCGCCGTGACCTGTATAGGTTCGGGGATCAGGGACCAGTCGATGTAGTTCAGTGCGCGATTGGCAAGGCCGGCCAGATACTCGGCTACTGATTCTTCGAGCTGGGCTTCATGAAGCAGGAGCGCTTTAAAGGTCGCCGGGTGCTTCTTGTAGCTCGGCTGCCACTCTTCACTCGCTCGGATGCCGATAGACACCTCACGGCGTGCCTCAAGCAACGTGGGACGTATCGAATCCTGCTGTGCCATATAGCTCTCCGGCGAGCGCGTTCTTAATCTCGCGAGCATGAGCGAGGACGGATGCCTCTACCTTCTTGTCATCTTTCTTGGGCAGGTCGCCGTAGTTGATGCTCTTCGCTTTCACGGTCCTGCCGTTGTACGCCTTACCCAAAACATCCACCCACTTGTCCACGTCTGCATCCTTCGAGACGTACGCGAGAGTGAGGTGCGGCTTGTATTCACTGAATGTTTGGATGTGAGGGAGCAGTGTCAAGCGCTCGTGACCGTCGATGAGTTCCGGTGTCGTCTCGATATGTGCGATCACGGCGTAACTGTCCGAGGTGTCAAAGAACCCGACTTCGGCGATCTTAACCGTGTCGATCTTCCAATCCTTGAGGACAGTGTCCACCTTGTCCTTCCAGACATTGCCGTTTTCAAGGAGTCCGTAGAGCAGAGTGACATGCGCTTCGGTCTCCGCAACCGCACCCATGGTGTGATCGTGTCGGGTGGTTGCCTCTACGAGGTCACTGTGTAGATCTTCAGGGATGTGCTTGAGCACGTCGAGCGTCTCTGTGTCGAGCATGATGCATCCCAGGTCATTCGGATCAATGTCGATACCGTCGTACAGGTCTGGGAAGTCCCGTGCACTCACGGAAGCCTGAATATTTCGGCGGCGGTTTGCCTCTACCTTCTTTGCCTCCTCCGATTCGTCTTCCACGTCGTCGGCAACGTCCTTGTCCTTCACTTCCTCCTTCACGGTGCGATCTACCTCTTCGCCTTCCGGCATCGCAGGGAACCGCAGGAGCTTGCGCACGTGCTCTTCGTCTTGGTCGTTCGGGGTCAGCAGCTTGGCCGTAGTGAACTTGGCGATGGCGTCAGACAGCTCGACGACGTTCTCGTCCCCGATCTTGCCCACCGTCCACTTCGGATAGGTGCTCAGATTGAAGTTGAGGTCGCAGATCAGCTTGACCACGGTCTCATTGATCTTCGCGGCGATCTGCTTGGCGATGGCTTGGTCCTGTAGCTCGAGCAGCTTGCGTTGATCGGTGCTGGCGCTGAACGAACCGCTTGTGCCCTGCGAACCGATGTCGATGTACTGGACGCTCATGTTCTTCAGGATCTGGCGGTCGTGGTACGCGATGGCTTCACGTGGGTCCTTGGTGGTGTTGGCCTTCATGTCCATGAAGTCGATGTCCCAACCATCCGGCTCTTCGATGTAGGCCCGTTCGTTGGCACGGACGTTCTGAGCAGCCTGTGCGGCTTGATTGCGTAGTTCCTTGCTCGCGCCCTTCGGGTACTTGATCTTCAGGACGCCTAAAGCCTGGCGTTCATGCCCGATGGCTTCGATCTTCGTGAGGGTCTTCTTGAAGTACCAGTCCTGGTAGCTGCTGCGGAGGATACTGATGCCTTCCCAGTTGTCGCCCTCCTGTTGATGCGTGAAGACCATGAGCTTTTCGAGCGGGATCGACACGGCACTGCCGTCGCTTCGGCGCTGGGTGATGCCTGGCTTCTTATCTTCGGTCTGCCATGCTTCGATCGTCGTCTGCTTGCGGTAGGCCAGCTTGGTCACGACGATGCGCTCTACACCATCCACTACTCGCGTATCGAGCACGATCTCAAAGACACTGAACCCGAAGTCGAGCATGGTCAGGATCTCTTGAAGCGTGTGCTCCCAGTTGAGGATCTCTCGGAAGTTGTGCTCGATGAGCTCGGCGGCTACTTGGTCGTCCTTCTCATCTCCACCGGGATCGGCGTACCACTCAGCAGCGACGATTGGGTACTTGACCGCCTTCAGGCCGGCTTGAATCGTCGCATCACCGCGGCGCATCTCTTCGATCGTCCGCATGAGCTGGCGCCCACGGAGTTCCGGAACATATTCGTCCGTGCTGATCACACCGTTAAGGATTTGTACGCCAGAGTCACCAAATTCGCCGGTTAGTTTTCGTCTTGCCATATCTGCTTTTGAATGTAAAGCACCCGGCGATTTTAGTAAATGAGTTAGAAGGCCCGGTCGAGAATCCCAGAGGTATACGGTTCTGTGGGTCCGAAGGCGTCGTCATCACCGGGGAATGGTTGAATTGGATTACCAATCAGATCCACGAGTGCGTAGCGAGCGGCGTCCAGCAAGTGGTTCCATAGGTCGATCGGCTCGTTCAGCGCTTTACCGGTGCGGTCAGTTTTCCATACGTAGTTGCGTTGCTCCTTGATGAGGTTCAAGCTGCGCTTGGTCATGTACACCTTGACGAACTGCACCGCGTCGATGCCGTTACGGATGGAGTCCGCCCCCTTCTCTGCACCCACGATCGGCACACCGTGATCCGAGATGTCGTCAATGGATTTCGGCTCTGCGCTATCCGCAATCACAAGGGTCTCCGGGTCGGGTAGTCCTTGGATGAAGGATGCGATTTGCGGGTTCTTCATGCCCGTTCGATAGAGCTGCTCGTCGAGAATGTACGCGTCATTCCACTCGTACACGTCCACAAGTCCCGTCGGGTGGTTGGTGTAACCAAAGTCAAGCCCACGCCGTCTTAATCGCGCTTCCTCGGGCACCTCTTCGATCTGTAGCCAGTCCGGGTATATCTGTCCTTCGAGCACGCCGACTTCACCCAAACCGTAGACGCGCCAATAGTTCGTATTGTGCTTGCGGCTTTCAATCGATCGGACAATCGCCGGCTCCAGTGCTTCGTTGTCCTTGTACGTCAGCTTGAGGAAGTCGTGCGGGTTGTGGGGCATGACCTCCTCGTGCACCCAGAACGTCGCGACCGGGTTGAAGTCGAGGATGACGAGCTTGCGAGTACGGGTCTCGAGCTGGGTGTAGACCTCGTAGGTGACGTTGTTGCACTCATTCAGAAACAGCACGTCACGGCGTGGACCGTGCGCTTTAGACGAGTCCACGCTGAAGAACTCGATCATCGAGCCATTCGGGAAGTTGTAGATGAACTCACCCTTGCTCCAGGCGTTCTCATCCCAGTACATCTGCATCTTCATGATCAGCTTGAAGTCGCGAATCGCTCCGAGCTTGAGATGCGGCAGAGATTCACTCACCACGCTGATCAGCAGATTCGCGTTGCTCTGGGCCGTATGAATCAGGTACGCCAGAATCGAGAACGTCTTCGACGCCGAGGTACCACCTTGAATGATGCGAAGGCGACGTCTAAGACTGCTGATCTTCGTCAGCGCCGTCGTCTGCTTGAGCAGTGCTGCCATCATCGTCCTCCACCACTAGCTCAGCAGGAGCCAGGCCGGCCAAGAGAGGTATCGGCTGATCCTTGGTGGTGTGGTCGACTTCTTGACGGTCTTTCCAGCCGGCATTGTTCTTAAGCCAGAAGATGCCTGATGCACCAGGAGCGAGACCCATCAGCATCCGGCGTTCGACATCCTCATTGATGCGTTGGCGAGCTCGCTTTACTGCGTCAGAGAACCGGTCGCCGCCCGCATCGGTATCGTCTTTACCGTCATAGTCCCCCGATGCGTATTTATTCAATGTCTCACGGTTTGTGTCAAGTGCGCGGGCAAGGCCCTCAACCCCATAGGGAACTGGGTCAGTAATGTACTCCTCTTCCACCAGGTATTGGCCTCCATCGGCTTTCCGCTGAAAGACCTGACGCATAGCGACATGAGGATCACATTCGCCGAAGTAGGCGTCTATCTTACGTTTAAGTTCAGTAACAGACTGAAACTTTAGCGGTCGCCCGCCTTTTCCCTTTATATCATTAGTGCTGCCATCTTCCATGCTTCCCACTTATCGCACAATCGAGCTAGTATGTAAAGAGATATTGCCACACGCCGGGGGTCACTCGAGCCGAACGACCTACGGTGGTACGATCTAGACCCCACGGATACCCGCTCGGAGGAACGTCACAGACATGGTTGATAGGGCGCACGACTTCAACAACATGACCGTTGCACTCGACGGTTCGATTGTGAGCAAATCCAACGAGCACATTGTCGCGCACGGCGACTCCCTTGAGCTTATCGCCCGCATCCCGGGTAATTCCGTCAATTTGATCTTGACCGATCCTCCCTATCATTCCACCAAGAAGGCAAACATCCAGGGTGATAGAAACTTCGAAGAAGATGAACATTTTCTTGAGTGGATGGAATCATACGCGGCCGAATGGAAGCGCGTCCTTAAACTAAGCGGGACGCTTTACGTATTCTGTTCTGCACAGATGTCTGCGCGACTCGAAGTTATGATGTCGAAATATTTCCGCCCTATTGCTCATATCACCTGGACGAAGCCCAACGAGCCGGGTTACGACGGCTGGAAAGGAAAGATGAAGAAGGACGCTTTGCGCACATGGTATCCCCATGCAGAGCGAATCCTAATGTTTGAACATGGTTCCTATGGTTCTTGGGAAGCCTATCGCCGTTCTCCTATCGGAGAGTACTTGCTTGAATGCCGCAAGAAGGCGGGCATGAGCATGATCCAACTAACGGAAGTCATCGGCGCATACGGCAAAGTCAATCGAGGCGGCGCTGTTGCCAACTGGGAAGCTGGCCGGAACATACCAAGTCGAGAGCAGTATGAAAAGCTTGCCGCTGCTCTAGAGGCTACGGGAAAGATAGACGCAATGCTTCCCTACGAGGACTTGGTTCGTCCAATGAATCTATCCAAGGATGTTGAATTTACCGACGTCTGGGATTTCATGAGTGTTCGGCCGTTCGCCGACAAACACCCTGCAGAGAAGCCCCAGGACATGCTTATCCACATGATCTCCGCCTCGAGCTACCCCGGCGACATTGTCTTGGACTGCTTCTGCGGGTCAGGATCGACCGGTGTGGCGGCGCGGCGACTAGGACGAAAGACCGTTTGCATCGATATTGATGCTAAGTGGACGGACCGGGCCTCAAAGGAAGTCGCCGACGCCAAACCTGGAGACGAGTTTACGCCAGTTACCCGCGTACACCACGCGAAGGGCAAGCGCCGTACCGAAGAACCCGCATCAGTGATCGACAGCCTCTTCGACTGAACGCTCCACGGCCTCGATGTCGGCCCAGCTGTCACCGTTGTTATCAAGGACACGCTTCATCCACTTCAGAGTCGGGATAATGCCCGCATCTTTGACAACAACATTGCAGAAATGGTGACCCCAGGCCAAATTGTATGGCTTGTGCTGGAACTTACCTACGCGCAGCTCCTCAATATGAAACAGGCTTATCTCAGTTGTGGTCAAGTCATATGTTTCTCTTCCTTCTGCCTGCTCGGACCGCTTCATGAAATCAGCCGCAGATAACCGCTCAAGACATAGAGGGCAGATCGCTTCATATTCGTCATTTACCATACGCAGAGCCTTAAGTCGCGTATAGTCTAGAAGACCATCTGCAGTCGCTGCCTGTATTCGTGCAGCTCTTCGCGCGTCTGCCGCTTCTTCACCAATCTCAGCTCCGATCACCTGGTCAGCGTCGTAACAGTGCCACATCAGACACTCAAGCTGCAGTTTCGCGTTGGTAATCGTCTTAGTGGAAGCGTATTCATAAACACGAATTCCCGCACCGCGAAGCTTGTTTGTGTTGAACCCTTCGATCACCTCCTTCACACCGTCGGAAACGGTTGCATGAATCCTGGCGAAATACACGCCTCCTAACGGAGCAACACGACTCGTTGCTGGTTGGAATGGAACTCCGTTGGGCAATGTCCGACGAGGCGAGGCGTTTCTATCACCCTTGAGAGAGTATTTAATCCACTCTGAGCGCCTAGTGAAAAGAAGCAGGGCGTTTGTCCCCAGCTCGATACCTTCATCCTTGAGGATCGATTCAGCGTTGGGGTGGTCGAAGTAAAACGACGGCTCAATCAAGACTATGAACCCCGACTCATAGGTTCCGTCCTCGTCATCGGGAGCCTTGCACTTCTCCCACTGATGCCAAGGAATTAGAACAGGGTTATTCCTCGTCACACGGTTCTGGTAGATTTCTTTGGTTGTCGCGCCGCGCGTGTAGCCCGTCTTGGTTAGCTTCTGATCGATTAGATTCGGAAGTTTAGGAAGGCGAGCGCGTCTCGTTGAAGTCACAGGACAACCGTACCCACGGTCCACGGCTTGATACAACGAGTCCAACTGAGGAAAAAGCGGCGCCTTAAATGACACAATCAACAGCTGACTACGGCCATGCTTGGAAGTTACCTCCAACGGGACGGTGGGGGACGTGCGAAGGAGTGAGCGCGAGAGGCTAGGCTGCATGGTGTGAAGTTCGGTCGCCGTGACGCGGTAGCAAACAAGCAGTCGGGAGAAGGCGAGGTTCCAGCCCCTCCCGATCAGGAGACGGCGACTTCCATCGGCAAGGGCAGACCTACGCCCAGACGTCGTGACGCTGAACGACGGAGGCGGGGTCCTATTGCTCCCGCTCCCCTGACTGCGAAGGAAGCACGCGAGCGTCGTAAGGCCGCGCGCAAGTCGCAGAGCAAGGAGGAGCGCAAGGCGGCCGCCGCGCAGCGTCGCGCCGACGCGTCCGAGCGTCGCAACCGGATGCTCGCGGGCGAGGAGAAGTACCTGCTCCCCCGCGACCGCGGCCCAGTGCGCGCCTACGTGCGCGACATCGTCGACAGCCGGCGCAATCTCGTCGGCCTGTTCATGCCGCTCGCGCTCGTGCTCATCATGTCGATGTTCCTCGGGCCGGTGGTGCAGCAGTACGTCACGCTCGCGATGTTCGTGATGATGTTCCTGATGATCATCGAGGGCATCTATCTCGGGCGAATGGTCAACAAGAAGGTGCGCGAGCGCTTCCCCGATTCGACCGACGGTGGCTTCGGCCTCGGCTGGTACGCCTTCGTGCGCGCCTCCCAGATCAAGAAGCTGCGTGCACCGCTCCCCCGGGTCGGCCCGGGCGACGCGGTCTGACGTGCAACGTTGACAATATAATACAAATTATGCTACAATATTGTGTATATCCTAATCAGGAACACAAACACACATGCAACCGATCAAGATATACCGAGATAATAAGTTCGACCTTGTAGAGACTACGAAGTTCTTCGTTACGGTGAAAGCCAAGCACTACGGCCCGATCGTTGCCGAACGCATAGATTGGTTTTTCGAGACACAGGCCGGCCAGAATCCGCGGTAGCGTGTCAGCACGGAATCTTCAGTGTAAGAACCGCGGTACTGTAAATCTCGTTTTCGCCCTCGGGCCGCACGACACCCACTTGCCTTAAGGTGTAGTTTCCGCATGTTGCAAATTGATTGCTCTTGTCCAGATCCAAGTCGAATGTTACATAAGCGTTAGTACCGGGCTCATAGTTGCCAATATTGATCCCCCCAGTGTAGACGTTGTCGCTACCGGCTTCGATACCATCGGGGTAATTGGCATTGAAAATACGGGTGCTCCCAGGTACGTACCTGACGTAATCAGATAGGTTCGCCCCCACAATTGCCTTCTGCGTCTCGTCCGTACCATTCGCGTATTTGATCATCATTGTGACCCGCTGGCCGGGTCCCGAAACCGCGAGCTCCTGTTCGAAGCATCCGTTCAGCCCATCAACGCGCAACAATGCTTGCACACTTGTGACACCTTCCTGCGGACTGTCAAGCGGGCAATCCTTCAAAGCACTAAGGGTATCCGAGTCCGCAAGCCTAAGCGGCTGTTCAATCGTGATATTCACGATTGGTGGAGTGTCTTCCTGCCAAGGCTTAGTGAGAAAGAAGCCCGCCACAGTAACCACTGTCCCGATGACAGTCGCAACTCCGACAACTAATGCCCACCGGCTGCCGCTCCGTCCGTCAGACCGTGACTGCTCAACATCCGAGTCACTGCGTGTCATCCGCCGTCTCCTTAAGCCAGCCGCCGAAGGCGGTGGGATGACGGTAGCGGAAGATGATCATCCGCGCACTAGATAATTCCGGACCACTCCCTCACCTTCGCCCGAAGCTCATCCCGTACCTGGTTGCGGGCTTCAGGTCGTGTGCTGCAGTCGGGGTTCTTGCTGAAATAGTCGACGGGTTCGTTGGGGCCGATCATCGCGAGAAGCTCGTCACGGATCATCACCTGGGCGGTAGCGACACGGATAGCACGCAATGGCTTGCCATCTACGTCTTTCAAGTATGAAGGACTTGCAAGCTGTGCACCGTCACGCCAGGCGGCGTCAAGGATGCTGTCCAGTGTGTCCGGGCTACTCATCACCGCGATCCCGTACGAACACCTTCAGGGTCTGCCCGTCGTCTTGGTAGCTCAGCTCAATCGAGACGCCGTACTTCGTGAAGACGCGGCCCTCACCGCCGGTTGTGTGGTCGATGACTTCGAAACGGGTGACTTTGGTGATGTCGGACATGGGGTCGATGATCGCTTGTGGGGTGGTCATAGCGCCATTGATTTTTTCCAGGCTCTCATCGGCTTCTTGATTTACAGCTTGCATCGCTTCGTCAACGCAGAATTGTTTGTAATGATACGCTGCCTCTATAGTTCCGCCAGCATGAATATTTATCCGAGTGCCTGCGTCGAACAGCCTTGCGAGTGTTCCCCGTAGCTCATCCTCACTCTTTGTTGGGGGTTGTAGCTCTAACACTTTGTCACGAGCGCAGGAAATACAATCACCTTCTCCGTTTCAATTGAGGCCATGGTGTCCGCAGGGTTGTGGGGTGTCGCTCATGACTTAACCGCATTTACCCAATCAGGCGCGGTGTTAGCGCCGGGTAGCTGGCTTAATAGCATTGCTGCATTCTTACTCATCTTCCTTCTCCCCCTCAGGCATCCCCGCCCGTTCAATCTTTTCTGCCACCCGTAGCACGCGTCCTGCGGCTTCGGGCGATGGCTTTTGGTTCTTCATCCATGTCTGCACGTAATTGCGGCTCTCCGCGGCGTTGAACAGCGCTACAGCGCCAAGTCGGTGCATCAGGATGTAGGCGCTCGACTCTGCTTCGAATTCCCGCTCGCCACGGTGCTTTACGTAGTCCGCGTGTGCCCCGGGCTGCGTATGGCCTGCCGCTATGTGCGACCACTCATGCAGCTTGGTTTTGAAGGGGTACTTCGCTGTCGGGTTGATGGCGTACTCGGTACCCGTGCTGTAGCCCTGGACCGATCCGTTCAGCCCCTCGAACGGGACTTCGGTATACCCCAGGTTCTTCTCAGCAAGGCTCTCGCTCCACTCCGGCATCTCTACCTCTGGCAGCGGGTCGCCCTCGGTGTCCGACACCCGGAACATGCACTTCACCAGCTTGAACCCGATGAGCTTCTGTTCTTCGTTGCCGCTCTCGTCGGTCTCTTTGCGGAAGATTGGCCGGCGGATGTATGCGGCCTTCGCGCCCTTCTGCACCTGGCGGTTGAAGTCATCGCGCCAGCGGTTAAATGTGTTAACTGGCTCGTTCACCCCTTGTAGAAGGAGCAGAGCTTGGTTGCCGAGACTTAGCGGGACACGGAAGCGACTGTAGGTGTCACCTGCTTCTCCCGGCATGTTCAGGACTTGCTCTAGTAGGTCGGTGTTGGTGAGTTCGGCTAGCTCTGGTGGCACCTCGGCTCTCGTATAGCGTTTGCGGGTAGTGCGTTCCATTTACAATTGGGTCTCCTTCCTTAGTGCTTTCTCTCGTACCATCGCTTCGCCTCCGCTGCCTTACAGGTTTTACATCGGGGGTCCTTACCATCTGCCTTGCCGCTCCCCGTGGAGTACGCCTCTGGTGGCTTCGGAGTCCGACAACGACAACAGATGCGGTAGCCGGTCGCAGGGGCGAACACGTCGCTGCGGCGGTTTCTCTTGATTACCGGGGTAGTAGCGATGCGGGAGTGCCGCTGTTCATCCGTGAGTTGCTGACCCCGACGTTGTAGAAGTTCGAGGTAGTAACTCATCGGACCCCCACATGCATCACCACCATCCCCTCGCGTTCACAGATCCCCTGCTCGCTGAACTCCCCCAGGACGTTCGCTCGGTGGGATGGGCTGTTCATCCAGGCCTGCACGAATTCGTAGTTGTCCGGGTAGTGTTCCGCGAGGTTCTCCCCTGCCAGGGTGTACTGATAGCCGGCCTGGTCGATGAAGCTCCACGGAGTGGTGCCGTTGGGTGCAACGTGGGCGAAGTAGTCGTGCTGAAGTAGGTGATCGGCCTTGCCGCATGCCGAGTTCCTAAGCTGTGAGCTTGTTTCGAGCGCGCTAAGGCCCTTGGACGTACGTTCCTGGTTCACGAGTGCTTCGAGCACGTTCGGGGCTATTGGAGCGGACGAGACGGTGGATTGTGGGGTGATGGCGGGTCGGGGTTGGAAGAAGAAGTGGTCGACAAGCACGAGACCGATGACCACGCCAATCGCTGGCAGAGTGATGAGCGCAAGGAACTTGGGGGTGCTCATCGACTTCCCTCATACCAACTTCTTATTGCTTGCTTGAGTTCATCTTCACTAAGTCCATATGCCTCAATCACTGATGCTGTCTTCAATGCATTAGCGACTGCTACCTCGGCATCCTTGCATCCCGATACCGACATGTACTGCGCTAGCTGACGTTCAGTATCGATCCGGTGAATGTGTAGTGGATCAGGTAGACCGCGTACACGATCGATGCAGAGCAGCGCCAAACCAGCGAAGAAGTCACCGAGATCCCGAAGGAGCTTTCGGGCCTTCATTACCGAACCCTGTGCAGCGACGCCATTTCCGCTGAGATCACATGCCCTATCACGTAACACGCGTCTGGCTGCACGTTGACAATTACCTGGCCGCCTTCGAGCGTGTACCTACATGTCCAGCCCGAATGCTCCCCGTAGCGATTGATCTGCTCCTCCGCTGCTACTGCCACGACCTTGCGGGGGTTGAGCTGTGGAGTCGGAGCTGGTGCTTGGGCGGGTTGGGGTGCAGGAGTCGGTGCGGCTGATGGCGCAGGGACCTGCTCACGGACAGTCTCGACCTGGCGCTCTACCACGGTGACGCGTTCATTCGTCTGGGCGATGGCTTGGGTGTTCTCTTCGGTCTTCTGCTCGACGTGCTCGACACGTTCCTTGGTCTTGGTGATGTCGGCTTCCGCCTTGGTGATGCGGTCTTCGTGGTCGTTGACCTTGACCTCGGTCGGACTCATGACGTCCGCTGCGGAGTTGTCGAAGTTATTGAAGGCGAGCACGGATGAGGTGCCAGCTAGAACGATGCCGGTAGCTACGAAGAGCTTGGTACGGCGGGTGAGCGATTTGAGGCTAATCTTTTTCATAGGGTGAATACCTTGTTTAATTGTATGACTTTAGTATGAGTGAAATAGCGTCAAATTGCAATAGCTTTGTATTGCAAAATATAGAGGCTGTGGAAAAGTAGTCATGTCAGCCCCGACATGTATCTTCTGCCCATGACCGAACCTGAGGCTGCCGATGACACGGGGAACCACCCGGATGAGCCCCGCTGGTGGCAATGGCCGGCGCGGTGGGTGCGCGACCAGAAGTTCTGGCAGCAGGTTGCCGCAAGCACCATTGCCTCGCTGATCGTCGCGTTCATCTTGTACATCGGGGCTATCACCCTCGGCTACATCCAAGGTCCGCAGGGGCGTCCATTGATCGCGCTCTTCCTGATGTGGTTTGTCATCCCCCCGGCATTTCTCTGGGGTCTCATCAAGATGATGAACATTCGATACAACCGCCAGATGGAACGCGGGGACTACAGCGCGAAGGGCTTCCCCTGGTACGTCGCCATCCCACTCACGATCTTCCTGATGTGGCTCCTTCTGTTCCTTTCGAGCCTCGTGCAGCGGTGGGGCACAAGCTAGGCAGCTCGACGGACAACCGATCTGGTTAGATCGCCAGGTGCAGCACGAGAACGCAGATAAGGACCCCGACCTTCGGAAAAGGAGCGATGCTGAGGCGGACGCCGCCTTGTTGCCACCGAAGCCGAAGTGGTGGCAGGCACGGTGGGTGCTACGGGTTAGCCCGCTTGTCGCATTCGTGCTCTTAGTCCTTGCAGGGTGGGCGGGTCTCTCCCTATTCAACTGGTGGGCGGGGGACGGTAGCGATGGCGCTGCTGCCGGCGCGTGGGCAAGCGCGTTCGGTGCGACCGCTCTGGCCGTGGCGTCCGTGTGGTTAGCATGGCAGGCCAATGTGCAGGCGAAAGAGGCAGCTAAAGATCAAGAGAAGCGCCACAAGGACGAGCTGGATAGAGCGGACGCCCGGCTATCCGACGAGCTGGAGGCCCAGCGTAAGCACCAGCAACTCATGGCGATCAGTCCTATCTGGGTCGAGCTTGTGGCTCTCGCAACGGCGTATCACCAGGTCTCTAAGGTCCCGGAGGAAGTCGCGCTTGACCGGGAAGAAATGCAGAAGGAGCAGGACTTCATTACCCCGGAAGTGCTCAAGCCGGTACAGGACGCAATGCTGGAATGGACGGACGCCACTACCGACTTCGACGTCGCGTGTAGCAACGCCTTGATGATGGTGACCGAGGAACACACCGCCAAGATGGTGTCGGAGCTCTATGTACAGTTCCGAGTAGTCCAGGGCGAGATGGGCAAGGTTGCGGCTATGGCACTTACTCAGAGCACGCTTGATGTCCAGATAGCTCGCAAGAGTCTCGACGCCAAGGTGGAAGAGCTACGGCTCAAGCGACGGGCGGTTATCCGCAGTGCACGGGAGCACATCGTCGGCGAGGAGTGGTTGGACCTGTCGATTGATGGGGTCGATCCGTTTGATGTGGGTGTAGGAGACGCGTTTAAGACCCCGGCAAGCTCCAAGTAGTCCATTCGATGGACAGACATACCCCTACTAACGGCGTAACGTCGCTGGTCACGTGTGTCCTATGAGATGATCTGAGGCCCGACTCATGACAGATGACCTTCAGCGACGACTTAACGCCATTCATGCTGAGCGAGTCGCAGCGGCACCGATGACCGAATGGGTTGCAAAGTACGAAACGTGGCTCCAAGGATCTCGCACCCCGCTCAAGCGGTTCACGTGTCCGTATCCCGACCTAATCGTTGACTTCACGAAGCGGGCACGCGCACTCAACCTAGGGTCGCTCGGGTATACGCTTAAGGCTCCCGACGGAAACCACTATTTGCTGGCCAAGAACCATTATGTACCGGACCCAAATGTTTTCGTCCAACTCTTTTCCAAACGTCCCACGTTTGACTGGATCGAAAGAAACGGAACGATGGTATGGAAATTCCACTATGAGCTAGGGAGCAGGGACGACTCCAACTACTGTCTTATGGACTGGATCTATACAGAGCATTCAGATTTCTACAGCTATGGGCAAAATATATGGCCAGAACGCGAGCGTGCTGTGAATCTGTTCGCCAACGTCCTAATAGGAGGTCGTTGAATCAGAAGGGGTAGGGGTCGCTGTCCGTATGAAGTCATACAGCTCCCCCGCATCCCGGATCACCGTTCGCCGACCGTCCTCGTGGTGGATTACGCAAGACTCGAGGTCCTTGCCGGCCTCGGGGGCATCCCATAGCCACCAGGAGATCCAGTCGCTCTGACTGCCGAGTTCCGCTTCGAGTAGGTCCAGAAGTTCCTCGCGAAGAGGTGTGATGAAGACGCCGTCCGTGGAGTTCGGCGTGAGGGCGTTGATGTGGCCTCCGGTCACTTCGTCCTGAACAGCCTGGCGCTGGATGGCTTCGATGAGGGCGATGAAGGTCGGGCGGGTGATCATGAGGTCGACTCCGTCATTTCTCTCTTCAGCTCCTGGAACTTCGCAAAGCCCTCCCCCGGGGTCTCTCGCCGATCACTTGCTCTTTCTGCGATGGCACGTGACTGGTCGAATGGCAATTGACCGCCCTTCGTCACCTGCGCGATCGCTGATGTCTTATAAAGGTCGCCACGAATGCGAACCGCGCTAGCACCCGCCTCAATTGCATCCATCACTTGTTTTGCCTGCTTGTCGCTTAGAACGATTTCCCTTCGATCCCAAGTCTTAACCGTGTATGCCATTTCTACTCCTACTCGATCACCACAATCCGCGATGAATCATTGCTAATTTGTTTCTTGCCCCACGCGATTAGTTCGTTGTACTTCGATTGCAGCGCTATGAAGTCAGCTATCCGCGGTCCATAACGGTCACTATTCGCCGCCGCTACCCCGCGAACCAATCGTTCGACGGTATCTCTGCCATGTTTCTTCAGAAGATTGCTACATGCATAGCGGTTCTTTTGTCTGTTCGATTCGAGCTTGTAGCCGACACACCTCTCCCAGTACCCGAACATGTCGTTGATGTCCGCATTCCCATGCTCTGCTTCAGGATGCGTGCGGTTCGCAGGCGATGTCGCCAATGATGCGCCAGCATCATTCTGAGTTGTTTGGGTTGAGTTCTTTCTGGATTGAGTTCTGTGTGTCGTTTTTGTCGCCCTCCCCCGTGTCGTTTTTGTCGCCCCCGGTGTGTCGTTTTTGTCGCCCCCACTCGTCACACTGACAACGGGGGGTGACTGTATGACTACCTCGTACATGTTGGACGTCTGGCGTCCCTGATTAAAACGTGCAGACTTAACCACCAAACCGCGCTCGATAAGCGACTCCAACGCACGATCGAGCGACCGCACTGAAAGCCCACATTCATCTGCCAGTGTCTTACGCGTTGGATAGCACTGCTCTGAGTCATCCGAATGGTCTGCCAGCCACATCAGAACGACCTGTTCCGCAGGTGGTAAACCACGGCGCGCTGACTTGTTCGGAACCTGGGTGAACTCACCCTTGCTGTATCGCAAATTCACAAAAAAGATACCCCCTCCTTCACGGTAGGGGGTTGCAAGAACCTTAACAATCCTATTTAAGCAAATAAGCCCTCTACCGTCAATAGACCAATGTTAAATATGACAGCAAGAGGCGTTAAGGTTCTCACCGTCCGTTCCATTTAAGCACAATAGCGTGATAATTCATACATTGAACTTGCGAACTATTCCACAATCCTCACCACTATGCCATAATACCCGCATATGGCAGAGGGCATCAAACAAACACAAGACCACGACTTAACCCTCCTCTTCGGCCGGCGCATCGAGATAGACCAAACTCCCACCCCTACTACTCCAGCAGCTCGTGCCGCAGAGTTCGGTGGATACAAGCAGACGCGCAGGAAGCAGAAGAAGATCTTCCAGCTATACCCCATGAAGCGAAAAACACCGGGCTCGTAGTCCCGGAACTATGCTATTTTAAGGACACAAGGACCTCATGAAGACCCTTGCGCACTTTCCTCGCATAACTAAAACATCTTTCAGCTCTCAGGACTCCACACTACTTGAGACCAAACAAACACCTACGAAAAGACGCCCGTGACTGACGGGCGTCTTCTTTTTCATTCCGACTACTGGGTTACCGCGATACTCGCCACTAGAAGTGCCAGCAGGGCCACGAACCACCCGGAGTCGGTGAGTCGGTCGTTCCTGCGTCTCGGGCGGTGTACGCGGGCTCTCACGGGCTTACGCGGTGGGCTCTTTAGTGGGGTGAGGTCAAAGATCTCACCGGTGCGGGTATCAGTGGGGCCATAGCGGGTGGGGCGGATCATGCCGCCCCTGCTCCGATCTGTAGTTGCGCCCGGCTTATGTAGAACTCGTGGCGCTCGACTGTATCGGCGTAACTATCCCGCCCCTCGAAGCTGTCCACCACGTCGCGCTCCTCCTGATTCATCGCTTCATATGACTTCGCGCCGTAGTTCGGTGGAAGCCATCCCTTGCGCTGGGAGCCGATGAGGTTGAACTTCTTCAGCAGGTCCGAACGCTTGAAGGTGATGTGCACGGTGCCCTTCTTGAAGAAGTCGACCGTCACATAGCCAAGATCGACGCCCTTCGTCTGCTGGCTCTCCCGCGCAGCGCGTAGCGCGTCCTCTAGCTGGGTCATATCGCTAGTCAGTTTGCCGTCGAGATAGGCGAACACGCGTACGACATCCGCGAGCTTGTTCCTCACATCCCAGTTGAGCGGGTCGAAGGGGTGGGCGGTGTAGTAGCCCCACGCGTTGAGCCGGGTGATCACCTTCTTGTTGATGACGTACGCCTTGTTGGTCTTCCATCCGTTGTAGTAATGAATGTTCTTGCTTGCCTCGTCCCAATACTGCGCGCTGAACTCGTCGAACAGCCCTACTATCGCCTCGTCGAGAGTGTCGAGCATTGAGGCAGATATGTCTGTCTGCATCTGTTTGATGTTGCCCACGGTGAACTCGTAGTGCCGTAGGCCGTCGATCTGCTCCCGGTAACGCTCGCGCGTCTTCTCGGTGAACGCTCCCGCGAACTGGTTCGACTGGAACAACTCGCGCCAGTACTTCATGCGTAGGTGCTCCACGAAGTTGTTCTGCAGATCTCCATGTTCCCCGCTTACTTCGAGCTTCAAGATCGGGCTCTTGTCGTCTGTGAAGCTGCGGCTCAATACCGGCGCCAGTGCCTGGTACTCCCGGATAAGCGCAAGGCCGGCGCGGGCTTCGATCTCATAGCGGCGGACGGCTCCCGTGATGTACTCCCCTTCGACTACCTCGCGGGGGCTCCCCTCTTCACTCGTCTCGATTGCCTGAGCGCGCTTCAGATTCTCCAGGATGTCGCTTTTCGGTATGCGCGGGATGTCTACGTGTATGAGCGCCGTCTCTACGCTCGTAGTGCGCACCGCACTAGCGAAGGCACCTTGTACGTATTCGATCGAAGCGCCCAGCTCCTCAAGCTTCGCCACTAGGTCGCGCCGTTCATTGGTATGCGGGTTCTTCAAAGTCTCGGCATTCAAGAGGCTCACCACTTGCCCGCCGTGCTTCTGCAGTTCGAGCGCCTTGAGTAGGTGCTTGGCTCCCTCAGAAAATGGCGGGTTCATGACGATCAAGTCATAGCGCCGGAAGCTTCGGAAGCTGAGGAAGTCGCCCGCGATAGGCTTATGCCCCTTACCCGCCAGGACTGCGGCCAGTTCTGGGTCGATCTCTACAGCGTCGATTTTCTTGACGCTTCGCCACCTACCACTGGCATTACGGAGTGCATTGATGCGCTCGATGATGTCGCCGCGGCCTGCAGAGGGCTCTAGTACCGTCTCCACGGTCTGCGGGTCCACCTTGGCAAGCATCTTATCTATTAGCGCTTCAGGGGTGGGGTAGAAGTCGCCGCCAAACATTACGCGGCGACTCCCTGCGCGAACTGCTCAAGATCGCTCAACCGGTAGCAGAAGCGGAACCCGCCCGGGTTGTAGTCGCTGCCTGGGTCGAAATGATCGCGCTTTGATTCGTGTCGAACGGTGAAGAAACTCGCCTCTAAATCATCCATATGGATGTCGTAGCCTTTGAGTTCACCGACTACCTCGTGCTTGGTCCATGGCCGACCGTCGTAGTCGGTGCGCTTTTCACTGATCAACGACGCAGTGCCGCCCATTTTCTGGATCTTGCTTACTAATGAATTTGCTTTCATATGGTCCCCTGTATTTAGTTATCCGAGCGCCCTAAGCTCTACATATATTATCTCAATAACAGGGGTAAAGTGCAATACTTATCTATTGCAATATGCACACCACCAGCTGTGGAAAACTACCGCATGAGCTGGTTCATAAAGTCCGCCTGCGACGCCACGACAAACAGGTCGCCGTAGGTCTCCACGTCACGCATTAGTGGGCGTATCCATCGCCGCAAGTCCGCCACCGTGTCATCATCTTTACCCACGAACACCACTTGCGGGAAGCTTTTCATGCCGCCGTGAAGATAGGCGTGCTTGTACGCTTCGACCTTCTTCGCGATGTCGTCACGGCCTTCGCTGTGCTGGTCCACTTCGAGCCAGTACAGCCGGCGCATGGGAGCTTCTGCATTCTCGTCTATTAGGTCCACGTATAGATCCGGGCGTAGTTCCACCCCCGCAATGTCCAGCCACGTATCGGGCTCGGTGCGGTAGTGGGAGATTTTAAACGCCCCCGCTCGTTCTGCCTGCTTGAGCGCGATATACGCATCGGCCACTGCCAGGGTGTGGTGCAGCTTCAAGGGGTTGCCCATGACCTTATACGGGCGGGTATAGAACGACTTCCACGCTGCCCGGCCTATCTGGTAGCAGCCCATAGGCGACCCGCCCCGGCTATTACTCGGAAGGCGTACGGAGACGCTTGCCAGTATTCCCGCTTCACGAAGCCGGCGCAGGCTCCGGGTGCACGATGTTTCGGACTTCTTGTCATGGAAGAGGAGGGCTCGTATCTGTGCCGTGGTGAGGGCACCAAAGCGAGCAACGTGCCGCATCACCTCGGCGTCCCGGTGCAGAAGTTCCATGTACCCAAAGTACAGGTACTTAGCTTGCGCCGCCGCGCCCATATCCGCCCTGGTCAACGGGGTGATCAGTGTGTGGTCATCCGGCGCGATACGGGCGGGTTCAGGTGGTGTTTCAACACGGGCATACATCTTGGAACTACTTTACTACATTCTGAACTCGTGACTTTTCCACAAGCAGATCGATTCTTGCTTCATTTCGCACTACAAAGCTATTGCAATTATTAAACCATTAGCTCATAATAAGCGGCAGAAGCGAAGGAACGAGCCACGCGGCAAATATAGGCGCCGGACAGACAAACCGCTCAACTACATCGCTCGGAGTTCATTCACGAAAGAGAAAGCAGCAAGGGGGACGTAGCGATCAAAGAGAGGCACTTTTTATGGCAAAGCAAACAACCAAACGCGTCTACGGAAGCGTGACCTATCACTCGAATCGCGAAACCTTCACAGCAAGGTTGCCCGCGTTCAAGAAGCGAGCTTTCGAGCTCCGCATGGCAGAACTAAGCGAAGAGAACGGTCGTCCCCTTGGGTTCGGCAAGTTCGTAGAGATGCTCGGCGATAACGACAAGAAGGTCGCGGGGCTCTACAAAGTCGCGAAGCAACAGCTAGAAGAAGAAAAGAAGCAACAGCCGGACGAGTAGCCGGCAGAAAGGAGCGTATGGAAGCAAGCCAGGACGATCACAGCATCGATGCAGGCACGCTCGATCGCTACAACGACGAGAACGGTAGTTCAGCTATCGCGATCCGCAGTCTGGACGACATCCGCCGCATATCGAACATCTTTATCGGCTCAGGCATGTTCAAGGGCGACAAGTCCCTCAGCCAAGCTCAGCAGATGTACCAGGCCGGCGTGAAGATTATCGCTGGCGTCGAGTTCGGCATCCAGCCGTTCGCGGCCATGAGAGGTATAAATATCATCAACGGCAATGCCGAGATGAGCGCGAACCTCATGGCAGCCAAGGTGAAGAAGCACCCGAAGTACGACTACAAGGTGAAACAGCTCGACAATGACGGCTGCGTCATCACATTCTACGAGATCCCGTACCCGAATGCCCCTCGTAAAGAGTGGGAAGCACTTGGGGACTCATCATTCACCCATGAAGACGCGGTAGCTGCCCAACTGGCTAATAGTCAGAACTGGCGCAAGTTCGCCCGCAACATGTACTTCGCCCGCGCTATGAGCAATGGCGTACGTTTCTACACTCCAGACGTCTTCTACGGCGCTCCGGTATACGTAGAGGGCGAGATTAGCGGGGAGTTCGAGGGCGTAAAGGAGACAACCCCAAATCCGTCTCCGCAGCCCGAGGCGAGCACTACAGCGTCTGAGCCGGTGGCCGAAGACAAAGAGCCCCAAGAAGCTGAAGTCGTGACTACGACCGACGAGCCGACCGACGACGCTCCTGAAGAAGAGTCGCTTGAGTGGCTGCACGAAGAGATTGCTGAGGTTGCCCGCCGTAAAGGATATGGCACCGACTGGGTCATGAATGCGATCGACAAGGCGACCACGATTCCCATCGCCAAGGGCGTCATCCGTAAGCTCAACGAGACGAAAGACGCCGCCTAATGCGCGACTACGAAACCATCGACGCGCACCGCGAAGACGAGATGGAAGTGGAAGGTCAGATAGACAATCCCCTCCCGCTCACCGAAGACGAGAAGGCGAAAGTAGAAGTGCTGGGCAGGCTCTTAGAGCAGGAGGCGTGCCGTGAGTAAGCCAAAAGTCCTCAGATATGTGGTGACGGTGGATGCGATTGTTGAGAACCCCGATGCGTCGACGCTGCTCGGGCACGTCGCTAATGTGCCACCGACGTACGCCAGACGAGTAATGAAGATCGAGGTCGATAAAAATCCGACTTCCTATGTCGCACGGCTCATAGAAGATTCACATACGCCGGAGCGCACCAATGAGTAGCACCATCACCCTCACCGTCCGCTCCACCTGCAAGGCTTGCTTAGAGCTCGCACCTACCAACCAAAACGGACTCTGCATTAGTTGCGAGTCCCTCAACGATCCCGAAGGTGTGCTCCTGGCACTCCTCGACGATCATGTAGTCATTAACGCGGCGAGAGAGGCCGCAGGAGATCCACACCATGCCGGCGAAAAATAGCCAGCTCCTCACAGAAGCAAAGTTCAATGCGATCATCCGTGCGCTAAAGAGGGACCCGAAGGACCTCGAAGCAATCGCGGCGAAACAGGGACTCAAACCGTCCACCGTACGTTCTATCCGCCAGGCGAAGACGTGGGAAGAGTACGAGCGCCGCAAAGCCGTGAAGGTCAAGCAACAGACTGAGCGACGCAAGACGCCAACGCCAGTAGAAGAGCTGGTAGCGCCGATCACCAAGGCGAAGCAGGGCGTCGCGAAATCTCCGGCTCTTAAAGGCGTGACTCCATCTGAACCATCAGCGCTCATCCCCTCCGCCCCACTTACCCGCGAAGAACTACGCAACGAAGTGCGGGCAGCGGTCGAGCTACTCACATTGAACTTCGAGGCACGGCAGGACCGCATCGAGGCCAAGGCAGATCGCGCCCTTAAAGGGGTTGAGCAGATCTCAATCCAGCAGGTGATCGACCAAGCGCGTAAGGAACGCAAGCCGTTCTGGAGGTTCTGGTAGATGCCGGGTATACGCGGAGTTGATTACATCGACGAGAATGGCATCAGGGTTCTCACCGGTGGCCTGAAGGCCGCTGCGGTGAACAAGGCCAAAGATCCCGACTTCTATCGGAAGATCGCCCTAAAGGCACAGGAATCATGGCGCAACAATGGCCGCGCACCACGGGGATTCGCCGCGGACCCAGAGTTAGCGCGGATCGCGGGAGCGAAGGGTGGTCGCAAGAGTCGCCGCGGTCCGGCGAAGAAGGAATCCGCGTAATGGCAGTCGATTACCGAGAGACCCTGATCACTTACCTTAACAGCGAGACGATCGAGGACGCAGCTCGCAATCTCGGCATTAAGGTTTCCGCGCTCCACAGTCGCGTCCATACGATGAGGCAAGCCGGCGTGGAGCTTCCGAAGAAGTCACGCCCACGACTGACCCGTCTCGAAGTCGATCAGCTCAATACCCTTATTAAGAAGTACCAGCGGGAAGCGAGCACCTGAGCCATGGAAGCCCCTCACGAATTCCCCCATCGCAAGGATCAGTCCGCGGAGAAGCTGCAGCAGTCCTTCCTCGAAGCCTGGGAAGCAGTTCCCCCGATGGACCAGATGTCCGACGAGGCCCTGGCGGAGCTATCGGAGACGGTCGTGTGTCTGCACATGATGCTGGACGAAATCAACATCACCCTGACGGACGAGCTGATTTTCCGTGGGGTGGAGATGCCGGACCCGATGCCGGATGAAGAAGAGTAAATGAAACACCGTAAGGAGGTGATATGAATAGGTACAAAGTAGGCGACAAAGTGCGAGTAATCGCTCCATATGGATGCCAAGCGGGGAAGAAGGGCGAGGTTCTTACCATTAACCGTGTGTCAGGATATCTGCCTGGGGACAGAGAGCTCCGCTTCGAGGAGTCTAGGGGTTATTGCTTTGAGAGCGGAGATCACCTGGAGTTATGCGAGAAGACCCTCGACAATCTCGAACCAGGCGACATCCTGATCGAAGAAGATGGTGATGAGCGCAAAGTGATCGACGTGCTTCCGAACAGTGCGCTCCTAAGTGATACGAAGAACCACGATGAGGCATTTATGTTCTACTCGATTGCCGAGTTGAAGGACCAGGGCTGGACCGTCAAGCAAGACTCCCCTGCTGAGGAAGTCACCGAACTGTCTGTGGCGGACATCGAAGAGAAGCTAGGCCTACAGAGCGGCAGGCTCCGGGGGAAGAAAGACTAAGCCGTATGCCAGGTTTCCAGAACATCGACCTAGTGATCGCCGATGGCGGTGAGTACATCAACAAGGGCAAGTTCTGCGTGTGGTTCCGTACCCATAACGGGCAGACGTACAAGTTTGCTGTTGCATCCGAAGAGTTTGCGAAAGAGCACGACCTACCAACGCACCTAGACATCACCCGGTCGGACACAGTGCCGACAGACAAAGACCAAGCTGCCTAAGTCGTCGTCTCGGCGCAGTTCGCGGATCGAGCATGGATACGCCGACCATTGGTTGCAGGCTGCACAGTAGTGCTCGTCGAGACCACTCTCGACCATCCATGCGACGACGCGACGGCGGAGACGGTCGCCGGCCAAAACGGGCGCGCGTTTCGGAAGCGGACCAAGATACTTGTTCACCGCCTTCTGGATCGCACGCTCCCCCACGGTCAGGCCAAGCTCTTCGATGATCTCAGCAGCAACCTTGCCGGATTCGGCAAGTGCAAGGACTTCATCGAGATCGTAGTGACGGCGAGGCATATATAAGCAACATTATAAATGGTTCGCGATAGTGTGCCTCGCCGAAGGTAGCTTGTGCGACCCATGATTGTCGGACCTAACAGAGGTCAGCACGTAGAAACATAGCGACACCACGTTTTCGCTTCGTTCGCTACTTGCCAAGAAGCCGCGAAATGTTGCGTAGTAAGCGTGTTTTCATAGCTACGCCATCATCAAGCAGTCGTCGTCAAGTACGACGGGCTGCTGGCAAGACAGGCCGAGTTTTCCACAGGCTCGGCTGGCACATCCAACGCATCGCTGACTCCCCCAGCCGCCCGGTTCAATAATTAACCTATTGCTTTACACCCGGACGGTGCGGCGAGTCAGCGAGACATACAACTTAATCGGAGAACAACTGAATATGAACCAAGAATCGAATTCATCAGGTGGCATCGGCATCGTCGGCATTCTGACCATCGTCTTTGTGGTCCTCAAGCTCGTAGGCGTCATCGACTGGTCCTGGTGGTGGGTGCTCTCGCCGCTCTGGATCTCGGCTGCCCTGGGTGTCGTTGTCTTCCTCATCCTGCTCGTCACCTTAAAGGCCATCGGACGCCGCACTCGTCGGTAGGGGTCGGCCATGAGCACTCCCCTCTCCCACACCGCCCGCATCCTCAAGCTCCTGAAGGCGAGGGGCAAGGTCAGCAACTTCGAACTGCGCAAGGTGGCCTGGCGCTACCCCGCCCGCATCTTGGACTTGAAGAAGGAAGGCCATCGGATCAGGAGCGTGCACGACGAAGGCACTCGATGGTTCTACATCTATGAGGGTCACGAAGACGACGAGGAAGAACTGAAGAAGGAGAACAACTGAACATGAGCGACGACACCAAGGCCGCTATCGACAAGCTGAAGATCATCCGCGAGTTGACCAGCAACAATGACCTACGGCAGACCATCAATGTGGTGATCGAGCTAGTCGAGACCCTGGGCGACAAAGAGGAACTCGGCTTCAGCAAGAGGACGGGCGCATGAAGATCCCCCGCCGTACCCCCGTACAGCGGGCAGCCGACGCCATCGTGGACATCGTGAAGGTGCTGGCCTGGCTGGCGATCGGACTGAGTCTGATCGTCACCCTCGGCTACTACCTCTTCTGTGCGATCCACTGGACGTAACCCCGTACCGGACGAAACCCTTGCTCTGGCAGGGGTTGTCTGCGTTTACTGAGATATGGAATCCTCCCTCGACAAGCCCTGTGGCTATTGCGGAAGCAAACCGATCGAGCCCCACAGCATCGGGTGTACGCCGCTCGATTGGAGCTGGGAGCACACCGAGTACGGGGCGTACTGCGAGTACTTCGGTGAAGACAAGCAGTACGTGTACGAGATGGACAAGCGCTTCGCAGGGCGATTCAACTCCCCCGCTGCGTATATGGAGTACACCTTCGGTTCGACGGGACAGTTCGGTGATGTCCGGCAGAATCCAGACGCCCTGAGCTACGAAGAGACCGCCCGGCGATGGAAAGAAGCCGGCGTGATCATCGTGCATCCGCTACCGGACGGCACCGTGTACATCTTCCACACATTTGACGCCACATAGTTTTCCCCAGCACTTATCCACATGTGTAAAACTTTGCAATACAAACCTATTGCAAATCGTTACCAATAAGCGCATACTTGAAAGCACATAAACAACGAAAACATAGGGGGCTAAACGCAACGCACATATGAACACACACCCAGATAGCGAACTTTCAAAATTCCCGCTCCAGTTCGAGCAAACAGACGAGAGCACCGTAGCCGCAATGATCCGCCGCTTCCGCATCCGGCAGCAGAAGAAAATCGTGGCGAAGGTGGCTCAGCAGCCGGTGCTCATGAAACTTCTCCGCCATGCGCGGGGACTTGGCGCAGTAGCCACGGAGTCGTCTTTATCGAGACGATGATGTTCCTGCTGACACGCATCGTTCTGCTCATCGCCGTACCGGTGATCGTGGTCCGAGGGCTTCTACAAAGCCAGATGGAACGCACAGATACGGCGGAGTGAGGGATAATAGGGAAGGCGGGTACCCGATAGACCGCGTGCACGACCTGCACGGTACCGCTGGCATCCCACTGCACATTAAGAATTCGATACCTTGAATCCTCCTACTGGGCTAGCAGTGGAAGGGCGGCGCTTAGGTGACGACAGCGCAGAGTGCGGCTTGCTAAATACTAACTAACTCCTATTCGGTGAGTAAGCCAATCTTTCTTGACGGCCAGGTTCACTGCCGGCTCACTAGGAGGGTTCAAGTACGTTGTGTGGAGGTGTGGCGAGAGAAGCGCGTAGTTCTAGACATGGGAGGTCTCTAAGGTTTCGACCGACCAGTCCTCCCAGCGGCTTGTCTCGTCAATGGTGATGGGCGTACGAAACCGCTAAGCCGTCGAACGTAACAGACAAGGGTGCCGGTAGTCTTTTTGAACGTTTGTACTACTAGGCATACGGCTGACGTGTCACCAACGTGCAGATAAGAGGGCACTGCTACCCGTGAGGATGCAGAGGGTGCGTCTTTAAAGGTAACGACTTCGTTAGGTTTAAAGCCAACCGATAGACAGGCCAGGCTTATCTACGCAGCTATCGAAGGGCAGCCAAAAGGGTGACCTGCGGCATTGTTCGGCTTTCGAGCCAATCTTTCTGATAGGCCAGGTCGATAGCAGAGCCACCGAGAACATCCTGCTTGTTTTCAATCGAGCGTGACTTGTGGGATGCGGTGGCCCACACCTCCACACAACATCAGTAGCCTGCTCCTGGGCCGGCGTGCGTCTATGTTTGTTGAACCGCACGTCAGCCCGGTTGCCGGCTACCCCCGGCTTCGACACCTATGCGAGGGGTGTCGAAGTTCCAGTTCTGGCTAGGTAGTCCCTCCTTTGGTCTTCGATGGGTTGGGGGAACGCAACCCATCTCACCTAGCTAGAACTGGGCACATGACCCCTCCACAACATCGGTCATGTGCTCCGCTCCTTGATACGCCCCGTGCTGCCGTCGAAAAACCACCACACCAACTTCGTACGGCCCCCTGCTGTCTCGAATGGCATGCAAGTGTGAGCGTCCTACACCATCACTTGCATGTGGACGGCAGCGCCGGACGTATCAAACCCGAACCAATACAACTAAATACGGAGAACCATCATGGCTTACAACGGTCCTGAGAGCCTACGAAACCAACCTTGCACGAACGAGCTTGAGAACACTCGCCCCTTCACGGAGCGTGAGGTGGCACAGCTCGCCATCTATCTCGCGTTCGAGGACGCCATGGCGGCCTCCGATGAACGGCTCATCACCCGTGAAGACGCCATCACCTACATGGAGCAGCTGGCGCCGGAGATCTTGAGCCGGGTGGAGGAGGCGGCGTGAGTGGTTTTAAGTTCGGGACATTAGTGAAGAATATGCTCCCGCGTACGGATGCACTCGAGCGAGATGACCTCATTGTCGTTACTAAACGCTCGCTACTAGGTGGGCACGATGGGGCTCACGCCATCACTGTCGAGGACTTTCTTCACGAGGTCTCCCGGCTCACTAAAGAAGATCGAGATAAGGAGAAAAACCAATGAAAGAACGAGACCCCACCCAGAACGCAGAACACTTCCACTACAAGAACTCCCGAGATCACGTGCTCCACGACATGGCCGTCAACGGCTGGGCCAATCAAAGCGGCGGCGATACAGAGAGCCACGTTGGCCAGTTCTGGCGCATCAGCACGAGTGTCGACGAGCTTGCCGAAGTAGTAGGCGCGTTTGAGCGTGAGATCGAGGCTGCCGGCCTCACCGACCCCACCGAACTGATCGGGAACTGGCTCCTATGCGAACTTGATACCGCTGACATCGTGGTCATGGAGTACCACAGCGAGCGGGGGTTGCTTGAAGACTTCGAGAACCTGACCACCGCATATAAGAGCTGGTTAGAGGACCAGACTGAGACAGGCGATGAGTGAGCGCTTCTCCCCAGCCCAACCCGAGATGACCCCGCTAGAGCAGGCGGTCGCCGAGAAGTTCGCGGGTATGTCGAACGCACAGATCATTCGTCGTATGGAGCAGAGCGCGGACTTCAGCACGGATGACGAAGAGTACGAACTCACCAGGCGCACACGTTTGGGTGGACTCGCTTGGAAGTACAGCGGGGACCTATATCGACCGAAGGTAGAGATTTATAAACCAAGAGGAGGTGATCAATGAATAATTTAATTGAGATCGAAGTAAGAATAACGATGCCTAGTGGCGAGGAACACGCACTCTGTGACCATCTGCCGGCTTCTGCCGATCCTGCAGCCTATCCAGTAGTGGCGGAACATGTGGCGAAGGTTATGGGCGCAATTCGTCAACAACATCCCGAACAAGTAGGGCTACTGCAGGCGGAGCTTGCCACCAAGCTCGAAGCACTTGGGGTCAAGCGATGACGGAACGTCTCACCACCTACCGTGAACACGACATCCCTACTCCCCTCCCGGAGTACGTAGAAACCGAGGACCAACTGGTCATCGGACATGAGCGTGACTTCCTGGAGCTGCAGACGCCGCAGATGGTGCGTGAGATCGGCGCGTATGCCCTCCGTAGGGCGCAGGAGTTGATCGAGCTGGCTAGCGAGTGCGAGGCAGTGCTCGTTGATTGGGATATGGCAGAGAAATCACGGGCGAAGAAAATCGACGTGACAAGCCGGCTGAGGGTGTTTGAGCGTGGCGACGAATAAGCCCACCGTCGAAGTCCCCGTCGCCTGGCTTGAAGGCCTCCTCACGAACTTCACGGCGTACGACACCCGCCGCCCATCAGCGGATGCCTTTGATGACGAAGGTCTCGCAACCGACCAGGTGTACGCCTATCTCAAGGGATACATACAGAGCGCGGAGGCGATCGTAGAGCGTGCAGCGGTGGATGGTGATGCCGGTCGTCCGTAACTGCAAGGTCTGTGGCAAGCAGATCACTGTCTACATGACTACGCAGAACAAGTGCCGCGATTGCACCATTAAAAAGGCGAAACCTATTCCCCAACGCGGCAAGCAGGCCCGTATGTGGGAGACGTTCAGGGACAAAGTGGCGATTCCCTACCTGGATAAGAAGTACGGCCATGTCTGCAGCGTCAGTGGATGCAACGAGACCAAGGTGGACGTCGACCACATTAAAGGCCGTGGCTCCCATCCCCATCTGCGGTACGACGTAAAGAACCTGCGCTACCTATGCAGGAAGCACCACATTGAACGCACTGGCGTCCCTCAGTGGACGAAGAAGTCCTAGATCGCGGGCTGAATCTTGCGCCTCATCCCGAGACGCAGGTACATCCCACGAGAGAGGACACGACCATGCGTTCATTGGTGCAGGTCATCGTTATCCCGGCAGACCCCCAGTTTCCGGCCTTCAAAGCCAGCATCGAGAAGGGCGACTACCGGGCATATCGGAAGGTGGTTGGTGGACCATTTGAGTGCATCGACCTCGACGACCCCAACGTCACGCTGTTCTGCAACGAAGAAGGCAAGCTCATCGGCGGCGAGTTCAATCCACGAGCGACCACCCTGCTGTGGACGAGCACACCCGTCTGGCGCGGACGAGATGTCATCTGTGGAGACGTCGTACTCGCCGGCCAACCAGACGACGAAGGATCAACCACGTCGGTGCCGGAAGAGCTGATCACCGACATCTTCAGGTCCGAGACGTTCCTGGTCGAGCACAAGGACCCCGAGGACGGCGAAGCGGAACTTGTCGCGGCACTCCACTGCGACTACTGGGCTGCGCTGTTCGAAGCGATACACCTCATCGACGCACGGAGATGGGAAGGGACCGTACGTGTCGTTGCAGCCTGATCGTGGATGACCCGTCACTTCGGTGGCGGGTTTTTCCATATACTGCGGCAACACCACCGACCAGGATGGGGGCAGGCCATGTGGTTGAACAGACTCGGACGGTCGCCATGGCATAAGCGGGCGCATCAGAACATCCCAGGTCGATGGCGGAAGGTCGGGGAACAGCGGACCTTCCTACTTGAGCTCCGTCCCAACGGAGTTGCCATTGAAGCGCTAGCTGACGCTCCTCATGACACCTGGGAAGGGACATGGGAGCTGCCAGAGTTCAACGAGTTCAACTTCCCGGAGCCGGATGACGACTTGGAGTTCTACCTTCGCATCGGGCACATACAGGCGCAATACATAGAAGACAAGACGACCGGCCGCTATCTCACCCGGGAGGGCTTTCGCCGGAGTATTACCGGTGTACAAGACATTGGCGTGCCGTTCACGCTGTACCGCATCAACTAG